TGTTGGGCGGTGGCCTGCAAACATAATCCTAGACGAAACAACAGCCGAACTATTAGATAAACAAAGCGGAGATAGAAAAGGGATGGCTACTCAAAAAAGTTCTGCATTGAAAATTTATGGTGGAAATTCGCTGAATGAATCTAAAACAACTTTTCCTGAAATAAGACAAGGTTTCAATGATTCTGGTGGGGCGAGCAGGTTCTTTTATGTTGCTAAAGCAAATAAGAAAGACCGAAATGAAGGTCTAGATGCACTGCCTGACCATGACTGGAGTGGAGATGGCGCTGCTATTCCTGAAAGAGCAAACAGACCTTTTATTCCAAGCAAGAACCACCACCCGACAGTAAAACCTACTTCGCTTATGACATACCTAATCAAGTTAGTGACTCCACCTAACGGAATTGTGCTTGACCCCTTTACTGGTTCTGGTTCAACAGGTAAGGCTGCGATTAGAAACGGGTTTAGATTTGTTGGAATTGAATTGACGGAAGAATATCTGCCAATCATTACAACCAGACTTGACCATGAAATAAAGCAAAAGACCGAGGATTTGTTTAGTGAGTAAATATTTTGAAGAACCTGAAGCAACTATCTATCACGGAAATTGTCTTGAAGAACTAAAAAATTTAGCGGACAACTCGGTTGATGCGATTGTGACTGACCCACCCTATGGGTTGGGAGACTCTGACCCGGACTATATCTTAAACGCCCTTAAGATGTGGATTGGCGGAGACAGAGAACACATTCCTGCTGGTAAAGGTTTTATGGGAAAGCAGTGGGATGCTTTTGTTCCACCACCCGCTGTGTGGGATGAGTGTTTCCGTGTGCTAAAGCCAGGCGGACATATCTTGGTGTTTGCTGGAACAAGAACGCAAGACCTTATGGGATTGTCTGTTCGTATGGCTGGCTTTGAAATTAGAGATAGCATTGCCTGGATTTATGGTCAGGGCTTTCCTAAGTCGCTAGACATCTCTAAGCAGTTAGACAAGATGGCTGGGGCTGAGCGTGAAGTTATTGGCTCTGCTGGAAATGCTCCAGATTTACGAGATGTAGGTGCTAAGTCTAAAGAAGCCATTGGCATTGATAAATTGAGTTTTGGTCAAGTTCAAGATGCTGAACGCACTGAAATCTTAATTACTGCTCCATCGACAGACGATGCTAAGAAATGGTCTGGCTGGGGAACTGCTTTGAAGCCAGCACTTGAGCCAATCATCGTTGGTCGTAAGCCGTTGTCTGAAAAGAATGTAGCAAGCAATGTTTTGAAGTGGGGAACTGGTGGTATTAACATTGACGGTTCTCGTATTGGAACCGAGCAAAGAACTGACACCATTACTGAAAATGGTTTTGGTAACAACTTTATGGATGATGGCTGGGTTCCATCTGGCAAGACTTATGAAAAAACTGTCACTGGTCGTTTTCCAAGCAATGTAATTCTTCAACACTCAGATGGCTGTACGCCAACTGGACAAGTCATAACTGGGAAAACTTCTGCTGGTAATCGCACTGCTACTTTTGGAACGCAAGAGACAGTTTCAGGTGGAGATGGTTCGGGGGGATTTGATGGATACGAGTACAAAATTGAAGTTTACCAATGTGTAGATGGTTGCCCAATCAAAGAACTCAATGAGCAGAGTGGCGTAACTAAGTCTGGTCAGCCTAGAGAAGACAGGGGAACTGGTGGCATTTGGAGCGAGGGAAATGGAGTTCCTGTTGGTCAGCAGTATGGAGATGCTGGTGGAGCAAGTCGTTTCTTCCATCAAACAACTCCAGATGAAGAACCTATTGGTCGTTTTCCATCTAATGTTATCTTTGGACATACTGAAGAGTGCGTTGAAGTCGGTGTAGTAGAAGAAAAATACTCAATCAACAAAACAGAAGACTGGACTGGCTTTGGTCAAACAGAGCGACCAGACTATGTTGGTGAAGATAAAGTTGTAAGCACTTCAGTTTGGGAATGTGCTGATGGTTGTCCTATCAAAGAACTTGATGAACAAACCCAAGGAAAAATTACTCAAGGTCATTGGGCTCAGACTAAAGTCAGTGGGCATGGTGAGTTTGGTAGTGGCTCTGCTGAATACCTTGGAGTTGGTCGTAAAGCAGAAGAAAAGAGTGGTGGAGCATCACGCTTTTTCTATCAAGCAAAAGCCAATAAAAAAGACCGAAACGAGGGCCTTGGTGAAGACTTGCCTGAAAAGGGTAAGGTTTATAATGGAAAGTCTGCTGATAGTGCTGGCAACGCACCGGGTTCAGTAGAAGACAAATTCACTACTCAGCCAGCAAAGAACTTCCACCCAACCGTGAAACCAACGGCTCTTATGGAATATCTTGTCAAGTTAGTAACTCCAAAAGGCGGAATTGTGTTAGACCCGTTTTCTGGAAGTGGTTCTACTGGCAAGGCCGCTGTGCGAAATGGCTTCAAGTTTATTGGAGTGGAAATTACTGAAGAGTATTTGCCTATCTTAAAAGCCAGAGTTGAGTTTGAAATCAACGATAAAAGAAGTAGCCTATTTTAGACAAACCTGATACTGTATTACTAATAAAACGAAAGGACATTTATGACAACAATGATGCCACCCGAAAGAAAACTATTTACATCTGAATCTGTTACATCTGGACATCCAGACAAGATTTGCGACGCTATCTCAGACGCAATTCTTGATGCTTATTTAGCAGAAGACCCTGAGAGCAGGGTTGCTGTTGAAACTGCTGTCACGACTGGAGTTGTGTTTGTGTTTGGCGAAGTTTCAAGCCACGCTAGTCCAGACATTCGCCAGATTGTTAGAGACACTATTCGCAAGATTGGCTACACATCTTCGGACATTGGCTTTGACGCTGACACCTGTGCTGTCTTTCTAAGCGTTGGTCAGCAATCTTCAGACATCGCTGATGGAGTGAAAATGTCTGTTGAAGCACGCTCAGGTTCGCACTTGGCAGACGACCAGCAAGGTGCTGGAGACCAAGGAATTATGTTTGGTTATGCTACAGATGAGACAGATGAGATGCTGCCTATGCCAATTTACTTGGCACACAAGATTGCTCGCATTTTAGAAAAGGCTAGAACTAGCGGGTTTCTACCTTATCTAAGACCTGACGGTAAAACTCAAGTAACTGTGGGTTATGACGGCGACATCCCTAAGTCAATTGAAACCATAGTTGTCTCTACACAACACGAGCCAAACATTAGCCAAGATGATATTGAGGAAGACATCATTATGCTTGTGCTTCCTATTCTCAAGAAAACTGAGTTGGCAATAAACAATCTAAAAATTCTGGTAAATCCAAGTGGTCAATTTATTATTGGTGGTCCAAATGGAGATGCTGGGCTTACTGGTCGCAAAATTATTGTTGATACCTATGGTGGTATGGCTAGACACGGTGGTGGAGCCTTTTCTGGTAAAGACCCATCAAAAGTAGATAGGTCTGCTGCCTATGCTTTGCGTTGGATTGCTAAGAACATAGTTGCTGCGAAACTTGCTCGCAGAGTTGAAATTCAGGTCGCTTATGCGATTGGTAAGGCTAATCCAGTCGGTCTATACATCAACACTTTTGGAACTGGTGTAGTGAGTGATGACAGATTACTTAGTGCCATTGATAAAGTATTTGACCTTAGACCGTCTGCTATCATAGACGCTCTCCACCTAAAAGAACCTATTTACAGTAGAACTTCTGCTTACGGACATTTTGGCGACCCAGAACTTCCTTGGGAGAAACTAAATAGAGTGGTAGAACTAACTGACGCAGTAAAAGAACCTACTCAATCTAATTCTTTCAACTGGGAAGAATTTAGAGAGTGGCTTTATGGTTATGGAAAGGATAACAATGACTAATACAACCGAAACAACATTCAAAAAGAAGTGCCAGATACTTTCTGATTTGTGGGTGCTTCACAGGGAAAACGAAAAATACAAAGAATTGTTTTACTTTAGCGACTTAGGTTATCCGCTTGCTTACTGTATAGCGGAAAAACTAATTGTAGGAGTTGGCCCTGAAGCAAAGAAAATTATTGAAGAAACTTTTGATTGGTTGCTAGATGCTCTCAAAAAAGAAGATATCGGATACGACAACCTAAAGAGTTTGATAGATGAGGTGTAGAAAGTTTATGTATGAAACTATCTGCGAACACGACCTACTTCATGTGTTTGAACGCCACGAGTGTGACGGCTGTTGTGCCCAAGTAATTCTTACAGAAAAAGAGAAAGAAAAAGAAAATGCACAGTGATTTTGAGATTGTTAGTGCCATATTCCTAACAACGCTGATTGTTGGGTTGATATCTGGTCTTATTGGAACTATTGCTTCTAGAGAAAGACTTGCTAAAGAACTAGAAAAAGAAAGAAAGAAAAACTCAAATGAGTGAGTACATAGTTGTTAGAAAGATAGATTGCTTTATAGTATCTACTATTATATTGATTTTCATAGGCTTTCTTGTCTATGGCTTTTCAATGCTAAAGCAAAATCAAACTCCAACTCCAAGTCCGTCAACTTCTGGTGAAATGTCAGAAGAGTGTAAAAAGATTTGGTTAGAGCAGGGTGAGGCGGTTGCTGAACAAAATGGATGCTAAAGAACTGGGCGTTGCCATCGACGCTCTTGATGAAAGAGTTGAGTTGCTGGGTGTGGAGATTGAAGTTATTGGAGAGCACATCAAGGCTCTTGGTATGAAAATACAACGAGTACAAGAAGAAATGACAGAGTGAAAATTTATATCGCTGGTCCAATGAGCAAAGTGAAAGACTTCAACTTTCCTTTGTTTTTTGAGACGGAAAACAAACTAAAAGAACTTGGTTATGAAGTTATCAATCCCGCACATAACGATGGCAAAACTTTAGAAGAGGCTTTGAAAAATGCTGGTAGTCCTGAAAAACCTAGTAAATCTTGGAGTTCTTATATGCGTAGGGATTTGCCTAGCGTTTTGGCTGTTGATGCTATTTGCGTTTTACCCGATTGGCAAAAGTCTAAAGGTGCTTCGCTTGAAGTTCATGTCGCAGAAGCGTTAGGGCTACCTGTATATGTTCTCAAAGACGGAAGACTAATTCCTAGAGTAACTGTTATTGGTATTGCTGGCTGGGCTAGAAGTGGCAAAGACACTATTGCTGATTACTTAGTAAAGAATAAAGGCTACACAAAAGTCTCTTTCTCAACGCCAATGAAAGAAGCGATGTATCGCTTGAACCCACGCATAACGGTAAATGAAGTTGTGAACACTCCTTTACGAGTTGGCGTAGATGTTTATGGTTGGGAAGGTCTGAAAGAACGCAGTCCAGATGTTCGTGGATTACTACAACGCTTTGGAACTGAAGTTGGTCGTGAAATGTTTGATGAAGATTTCTGGGTTGATTATGCTTTGAACTCTATTCCAGATGGTGGAAAAGTAGTGATAGCAGATGTTAGATATCCAAACGAAGCAGACGCAATAAAAGCGTTGGGTGGAAAAGTGTTTAGAGTGCTAAGAACTGGTGTTGGACCTGCTAATGAACACGCTTCTGAACACGCTTTAAATGACTACAAGTTTGACGGTGAGTTCTCTAATGACGGGACAATAGATAATCTTTATTATATCATTGACGAGAACATAAGTTAGTCGCTGTTTTTAGTCGGGGGTAAAATTACATTGTGAGTAATATGCCAAGCAAAGTAATTGTAGGAACGCAGGTGTTCCAAGTAGTTTTACGCACTCGTCAAAATGACGGAATGCTCAACGACAATACTTTTGGCTACACGCTTGATACTGAAAATCTCATTGTCATAGACGCTAGCCTTGCTGTGAGCAGACAGAAAACAACTTTATTTCACGAAGTTCTACACGCTGTTCGTATGGTGTTTGATACATCTATAAAGCCTAAGAAAACAGACGACTTTGAAGTTTGGGAGCATTACTTTATTGGTCTTTATGAAGAGGGATTGCTTTTGGTTCTAAGAAACAATCCAGACCTTATGAAATATTTATTAGAAGATTAGTATATAAATCTATATAAAGACATGCCCACAGAGAACATTTATTTTTTCCTAATAGATAATTAGATTTTGTGTTAGCATTATCAAGCAAAGGACTTATCACCCTTTGTGTCGAGTGGTTGTTCATAGTACTCGTCTCCTTTCGGTGAAGCCCCTCGGACTTTTAGTTCGGGGGGTTTCATTTTTAAAAGAAAAACCCCTGCCAAAGCAGGGGCTTTTTTATTCCTTGTCGGGACTAAGCCTTTTTAGTAGGAACAACTTTCTTGACGGCTGCTGCTGCCTTAGCAACAACACCCTTCTTAGGTGCTCCATCAAATACTGCAAACAAATCACGCAAGTCTTCAATACCAGCGGTAATAAGGTTCTTCTTTACACCGTAAGTGACATGCAAATGATTTCCAGTTGAGGCGGTGCCAGTCGTTCCAACAAGACCGACGATGGTCTTTCCAGCCTCTACCTTGTCACCCTGCTTTAGAGTTGATGGTACTTGGAAGTGTGCGTAAAGAATGAAATGACCGTCGTAAGTAGACTGGATTAAGTAGTTACCTAGAACCTTAGTCTCTCCAACTTCCATAACGGTTCCACCAGTAATAGCCTTAATCTTGCTACCACCAGGGACTGACCAGTCAACGCCACGGTGTGGGTTGGTTCTGTAAGAGGCGAAGTTCTTAAACTCGTCGCCACGCTTTGCCTTTGGAAAAGGCTCTACATAAATTGCTTCAGGCATTTATTTTTCCTTAATTAGTTAGTTATTTTTCTTCTGTGATAGGCCCGCCAACAACCCAAGCAGAACAAGTTCTTGAAGCGGCGCACTTGAAATCAAATGCTTCGCAATAACCTAGTTCTGCTGTGTCAATAGCATCCCACGCGTTTTGCTGACCAGAATCGCCAGCAGAAATTCCACCCTCGATACAGTCCAACATCTTTGGTGTGCGAATAAACATTACGCAGTTTCCGCACACACTCTTTTTTGCTTCAGCAACTGGAACATTCCAACGCTGTGCTTTTTCTATCCAGAACCCACTATTTGGTTCTTTAGGATTTAGTGGTCCATACCCAGCAGTCTTGATTGCTTTTTCTCTATTCTCTAGATTGATAGCAATATCTTGTGTTGCTGGTGGGCAGGAATCGTCGTCTAGGGCTGCTACCATCGACGCTAGTAATGGACTAAGAGTTGATGCCTCTGAGTGCCTTGGGTGAAGTTTAGGAAGTAAGTCATTGTCTTGGACATACTTAGGATTGTTTGGCTTACCTGAACGAACAAGTTTTAGGAACGCATTTACACGAGCCATAGCCCACGAGTTGCGATTTTGGTCTGGGCGGTGTGAAGTTGAAAACGCACCTGCTCCACGACGATAGACGGCTTTTAGTTTTGCTAGCGTAACCTTGCGACCATTCTTTGCTTTGGCATTGTGGTCAGCAACTTTCTTTTCAAGAGCCTTAGTAATCTCGGCAGTAAAAGTAACGCCTTTACCTGTGGAAGCAGAACCTTTTTTATTTTTGTCTGAGCCTTTTATTCTGTCTTTAGGTGGGGCTGGCTTAGAACCTGCTGTTGCTGTTATAACTACTCCATCAGGGATTACTGCAAATCGGCACTTTCCGTCTGGTTCAACTTCAGCGTCAATAATGGCACACTCAGAGCCACCTCTGTAAAGAACGCAATTGGAACACTTTACTCCAATGGCAGCGACTTCGTTTGCTTCGGCAGATTCATAGCCAGCCCAAATGCCAGTCTCATCCTCGTTGAACTTGCCATACTTTTCAGCGAGTAGCAATAACGCATTGGCAAGGTCGCGTTCTTCTGGATTTAGATTGGGCATACTTTTATTGTAAGACTTTTTGAAAACGGCTATTCGTCGTCTTTCTCCCGACGGATAGGAAAGGTTAGTACCCAAATAAGCAGGGTTACACCAATTAACTTGCCTACAATGTCTCTCGCTGAGCCTTCTAGAAGCACCCAACCGAGAGCAAGACCTAGTAGAGTCCACGCTTGGTCAAGTAGGTCTTTGAATAGTTCGCCGAGGAATTTAGTTAGTTTTTTCATTATTTATCTTCTTTCTTGCCAGCGAAGTACCCACCGATAATTCCGATAAGTCCAACGAGTGCGTTTTGTACCAGAGCAATTGCGTCTGGGTTGGTTCCTACTGCTTCGCCAGTTACCTGCTGGGCAGTCAGCATGGCTATATACTCACCAATTACAACTATGCCAATAAACACAAGTATGCCTAGGGTGATGATTAACATGAGTTTGTCTCTCATTATTCTTTTTCTTTCTTCTTGGTTGGGATTACTTCGTCTGTGTCTTTTAGTTTGGTGGTCTGGCGGAAAGCAGCGTTGATTTCATCCTTAGTTAGTTTTCCGTCTTCTAGGAACGCTAGGGATAGAAGTTCTACAACCTTTGCAACCGCCATAATTCCACCCATGATTGCGCTAAACCAGATAGGAATTTCCACTCCGCTTACTGAGCCAGCAACTGAGCCAGCACCAATAACTCCTAGAGCAGAAGCAACGAATGTGGCTATTACTCTAAGAATTACATTTCCAAAGAGTTTCATTATTTTCTCCTATAACTAGAACTTGAAGCCGCGGCTGTTGCCATAGCGGCTGTCTGGGCGATTTGTCCGACAACAAGTGTCGTTACAACTAATGTCTGAGCCTTTTCGCGAGCCTTTGGCGAGATGTCGGCTCCAACATTGCCAACAAGGTTGAATACAGCAACTACTGCCGCGGCTGCTTGTCCAACACCTGGGATATCGGCAATTGACTCGTCAAGAACAATGTCGTCTTGCTGGGCAGCAACTGCTAGGGCTTCTAGAGCCTGTTGATACTCTGGTGAGCCCTCAGTGGCTGTCTCAAAGGTTTCTAGGGCTGCCTCTACAAGTTGCTCTGCTTGTTCTGGGGTCAGGTCAGTTGGGACAACTTTGTCTAGTTCAACATCCATAAGGTCTTCAATAACTTCTGGAATATTGGGGTCGCCCTCTGGCTCTGGTTCTGGCTCTGGTTCTGGAGTGTCTGCTATTACCTGCGCTTCTGACATAGCCTTGTTGAAATCATAAGAACTTGCTTCAACGGCTGATGCTTGAGAAACTTTTAGGTTTGTTTCTGCTGTCGTGGCCGAGGCTTCCATCTGTGACTTAGTGGCTAATGCTATAGATTCTTGGCCCTGGAAAGTTTGTAGATTTTGCTGTTCTGTGGCTAGTTCTGAGTTGGCTGTGTCCAATGCTGATTGAGCAGAGGTAAGGTCTGATTGCTTGTTATCTAGGGCTTCTTGTGCGTTATTGCGTAAAGTTATAGCATAAGACAACTCATCTTCAGCGTTATTCTTTAGTATAACTCGCCTTCCCTTCTCGTCAAGTTCTATCGCATAAGCATCTGCTTTAATTTGCGCGAATGTCAGTGCTTCGTTGTAAGATAACTGCGCTTCTTGTAGTGGGGGAAGCAAAGCAGGGTCATTGATAAGTGGGGCTGTTGGTTGACCTAAGTAAGTAAGAGTTCCAACAATGTGCTTATACCAACCGCCACAAGGGTCGCCCCAAACGCCATTACTGGCAGAAATGGTTATTGAGTTGCCTTGTAGGTTTGGAACTATATTTATTCCGCACTCAGGGCGGTCTTTGGCTTCGTAGCGTAGAGAACTAGAAATAAATACTGCTCCGTCAGGGGCTGTGTAAGTTTTAGTCTGTCCCTCGTTGATAGCGACATCTAAGGTTCCCTCTACAAGAACTGGCTCTGTGGTGTAGTAGGTTTCATAGCGGTAGATTGTTTCTTCTCTGTAAGTAATTGTGGTGGTAGTGGTAGTGGCAGAAAGAGTTGGGTTCTTCATTTCTGGACCGTAGGTTCCATACCAATACCCGCCATCAAGTCCTGTAAGAATAACCTTGTAAGAATAGACAGTTGAATTTGGATTTACAGAAACGCTTCTGGTTGTCCAGTCGTGCCAGCCCTGTGGTGAGTTGTAAGACGCTCTACCGTTTTCTATTCCGTAAAGGTCATAAGTTATAACCTCTATCTTGTAGGTGTCCTGAATACCCCTGTTAGCATCTTGGTTCTTTACATCTACTGAAAGAGTAAGAGTGCCTGTAAGAGTTTCTTGCTTAGTGTAGGAAACGCTTTGGCTCATATACGAGAACTTGACAACGCCTTGGTTGATAGTTGGCTGTGAGCCTTGAGCACCTGTCCCAGCACCAGACCAAGTCGTGTGGTCTAGGGGTGGAAGAATGTTTTCGCTTTGTTGAGTGGTTGTAGTTACTTCTTCAACAATTATGGTTTCTGGAATTACTCGTATGTGTTCTTTTTGGTAAGTAGGTGCTGTCCAACTAGGGTCAGGAATAAGCAGAGTGTCATAGTTTTGCTGTGCTTCTAATAGTGCTTGTGCTTTATTGCTGGTGTTGATTTGGGCTGTGCTGAGTTCGCTGAAAGCATTGTTGGTGATGTTTATTTGATTAGTCAGTAAAGCGTCAGCAGACGAGAGAGCCTGTTCTTTTGCTTGGACATCTGCCTTGACGACATTGAGATTAGTCAGTGAAGCGTCAGCAAGGGCTTTTGCTTGGTCTAAGTTGGTTTGTGCTGTGTCCCTTGTTGCTGTTTTATTATATACAGACTGCTGGGCTTCTTTGGCTAAAGACTGCTTGGCAAGATAGTCCTGAGTGGCTTTAGAAAGATTGACTTGTGCTGTTTGATAGACGGCTAAGTCTGATTTGGCTTTGGCTATCTTGGCTTCTAGGTCTGCTATTTTGGCTTTGATATTGGCTAAGGCTGTGTCTAGGCTTGCTTGTAAGGCTGGGTCTGTGGCTTCGGTGGAGAGAGTTGCTAGTTTTGCCTTGTATTGTGATAGTGTGGTTTCAAGAGCAGAAATGTCTGACTCTGTAATGATTGGAGTTGCTAATGCAAATCGTGTTTGATTCTTTTGATTGGGGTAGTTATATAGTAGGTGTCCTGACACCTTTTGGTATTGCCCTTGTTGTGGCTGTAATTCAGACGCTATTCCAAAAGAAGAAGTAGCCGCCTGAGCCATACAAACTGGCGTAGAAAGAAATAGCACTGTCAGAGCAATCTGTGGTGCTTTTCTTTTTTTCTTGTTTTTTGAGTGCTCTCCCTCACCCCTGTTTTTCGGGGTAAGCACAAAAATTCCTAACTACCGGGCGACGGCTGTCCGTGTTGATTAGACCAAACAACTTCACGAACATCTTCCAAAAGATTGAAAGACGCTTCTACCAATGCTTCGGTTTGAAGTAGTAGGTCTGCTTTAGAGTGTGGATAAAGTGGGTCAAGAAGTTGGTTATGAACCTCATTTATGACAGAAGTGGCTAATCTTATGCGACGCAAATTTGCTTCTACAAGAAGTTGATATTCGTCTAAGCCAGCCATAAATCAATTTTACCTTAGATTTTGTAAGCGATTTTTACTATACACATTTGGCTGACTTGTATAGTTTTTTGAGAAAACTATACAGGTTTTGTGGTCTTATATTATAGAAAAAATGGTGAGATACTGTGAGAAAAAATAGAAAAATAAAAAAGATTTGGGATAGTATCTAATGTATCTTTATTTTGGCCTATGTCCTAATACTATCGGGATATTTATATTTCTAAAAAAGATTTGCGATAGTATCCGAAAAGTGCTTTTTTCGGGATACTATTGGGTTTCACTAATTTATAAAAATGTTTTGCGATAGTATGTGCGACCTATCTATACCTAAAAACCTAACTGATTGTTAATCCTATACGCGCATGCATGTGTGCATGGGGGTGGCGGGAAACACAGTCAGATAGATAATTAGATAGGATAGGTTTTTTAGGTGTGTTTAGGTAAGATAGGTTTTGTTTTTGTGATAGCATTTTTTCAAAGCCGATTAGATAGAAAAGAGTTCAAATGAGTTTTCAAGGTTTAGACATTTCAGAAGAGCAAGCGTTCAAAGATTATATAAACATCAAGCGAGCAAATAACCGTGATGGCAGGATTTGTATTTGTGGTCATGGTATGGGATTTCACACTTTCATAGATGCTCGTGGAATTCATAAGTGTAATGCTCAAAAACAGAGTTGCCCTTGTAAGTCTCCAAGACCAGTTTTGCTGACCAACAATGTGAAGTCGTTTTTACATAAGACGATTGGTAGTGGTGGATTACACGCACTGACGCAAGGAATTGCTTCTGCTGTAAAGGGTAAGTATTTGGTTGAGTGGACTGTTGAACTGAAGTGCGACAGATGTGGCAATGAAAATGTTGTACCTTGTCCAGTAAGTCAGAACGGCAGAATTGTAAATGAAGCCACAGGATTTGATGTCCTGCTTTGTAGAGATTGTAGGGTTTCGCCATAGGCGAACAAAATAGTTGCCAAAAATAGCAAGCCGTAGATATAATTAGGTATGAACACCGAACATAAAGGAGTAGGTAGTACTATGACTAATTACCACACTAGAGAAGAACTCATAGAAGAGTTCAGAGAAGCACTGGCACACGAGTTTGAAAGTTATGACCCAGAATACGAGTGGAAACACGGTTTTACAATGTTTCCTAACCAAATTGGTAATTTCAGATTGGTGGTTGGCTTTGATGAAAATTACATTCCAAGAAGCGACCAAGAAAGAGAAATTGACCCCAGACCAAGACCTTGGATTGTTGGCTACAAAGACAGCATTGATGGGCGCATATCAACTATTGGTGCTTATGGAAAAGACAACTGGTTTGAAACTAAGAGAGAAGCCTACACTCAGTTTGCCAAATTGCTACTTGAAATTTCAGACAAGATTGTAGAACTTGAAATTACAGAAGAAACTCCACGCCAAGCCAAATGTATGAGTTGTAATAAATTACACGACTATCAGCCAGAGAAATACAAAAAGACTAATGGCTATCCTGGCATGGTTACGCTTACTCCACACCTAGAAACAGATGTGGTCTATGACGGTTGTAGAGGCTGGGACTAATGAGCGACGAAGAACTGTTTAGACAGATTGATGATGCTTTCAATAACACTCCTGTTTTTGAGATAACTGTCAAGGGCGTTGACCACACTTTTAGGATTACATCTATGGGTGAATTATCAACAGAGAAACTTTTGGATTTTTTACTCCAAGAGGGTGAAGATAAATTTACTAAGATGTTGGATTTTATCGCTATGTCTTTGATAGAGCCAAAAGATATAGAACTGCTAAAGCAAATGAAAATGAAGCAAGCGTTAAAGTTCATAGAGCAGTGGGTAGAACTCAGCAGTGAAGAAACTTGGAAAAGCCTAGGTAGAGACGATGCCTAAGAAAATAACACTACAAACAATAAAGTTAGATAGCGAAATGGCTACCATTTGCGATTTGACTAAGTTATTCAGCAAAACTCAAATGTCCATAGATATGAAAAAAGTTTCTGCGATAACAAAAAACTTTCCAGATATCTATGCGTCAGTACTAAAAGATTTGCCAGACAAGTATCTCTCTCCTTTGATATTAGGAAGACTGAGTGCCAATGTTCATTGGATAAGTAACATGGGCTGGCATTGGACTTTTGAAACTATTTATGAAGACTACACTTTGAACGACGATATTGATATGACAGCAAAAGTAAGATTGGCTTTAGCAAGCAGATTAGATGCAGTTATGAAAAGGGCGATTGCTCTTTGCGAGATAGAGTATGACGCAGAATTCTACGACCCAGAGGATGTTTCAGTTGGAACACTATAATATTTTGATTGCCACTCCAGGAAAACTTATTCACGGTGAGTATGTAAAGTCATTGGTAGAAACTACTAAGTGGCTCAATCAGCGTGGGCTGACTTATAAATTTCTAAATGCTGGTTCATCTCTCGTTGCTCACGCTAGGGAAATGACTGCGATAGATAAGAAAGAATCAAACTGGGACACCAATGAAATTGGTTCTGGTGAATATACCTACGACAGAATTGTTTGGATTGATTCAGATATCATCTGGGGTCAAGATGCCTTTGAAAAACTAATTACTAGCGAACACGAAATCATCAGTGGTATGTACTACACGCAGATTGGTGATATGTCAGTTTCAGTTTCTAAATTCGCACCCGACGGTAAGAGCCCAATCAACTGTAAAGAATTAGATTTCTTTTTTGAAGACGAGCCACTAGAAGTGTTTGGAGTTGGCTTTGGGTTTATCTCTATGAAGTCAGGTGTCTTTGAGCGTATGCAACGACCTTGGTTCCGAATTGAAAGAATTGACCACCCTGCCAAAAATATAGTCCTAGATATTGGCGAAGATTACTCTTGGTGTATGAACGCAAGACGAGCAGGTTTCAAAGTTATGCTTGACCCAAGTATCAAGGTGGACCACATCAAAGAGGGCGTATGGCACCTGAAGTAATTGGAAGACCTAAGTGTGGTTTTTGTATGACAGGTAATCACGAGAACTGTAAAAAAGAGATAACCTACTACGAAAAAACTTGGGTGTGTGAGTGTCCTCATAATCAGGAAAAGAAAGAACAAGATATAAACTTGTCTGGTGATTAGTTATTCCATAAGACCTGTTGCGTCAAAAGACGCTAACCAGATGGTTATAGAAAATCACTACCTACATCGCCGAGCCAGCACTATGTATGCCTTTGGTCTTTTTGATGGCGATGAAATGCTCGGCTGTGTAATCTATGGAAAGCCAGCATCTCCCTCAGTTTGTGTTGGAGTTTGTGGCAAAGATGAATCGGCTAATGTTTTAGAACTCACTAGGTTGTGGATAAAAGATGGCACTCCTAAAAACACAGAGTCTTATCTCATTGGTCGTAGCCTAAAACTCCTGCCTAAGAACAAAGATATAATAATCTCTTACGCAGAGATTGGTGCTGGTCATATCGGAATTGTGTATCAAGCAACCAACTGGATTTACACAGGTATGTCTGACCGCCATGTTGAGTGGCGACTTGATGGAAAAACTGGTTCGCACTCTCGCCACATTTTTGACCAGCACGGTGGAGTAAATGGCGCAAAAGAATTTTATGGTGATAGACTTGAAAGACACGAGCGGCCGAGAAAGCACCGCTATGTATATTTCAATACAACTTCCAAAAGAAGAAAAAAAGAACTGCTGGATAAATTGAAATATAAAGTCCAGCCATATCCAAAGAAAGATACACAAAGATGAGTTGGTTCAAAAACCTATTCGGTAAAAAGAAAAAGAAAAAGCCAGCGGCTTCTTCAATCGCAAGAGATGAAAAAGGTCGTTGGATTTACGAAGTCCCATCAGCAACTAAGCATGTGGCAGACCTACAACCAAGAGTTGTCTCTGAAAAAGTTTCTACAAAGTCAAAATCTTGTGGCTGTAAAAGCGGTAGCGTATGTCCTTGCGAAAAGAAAAAGGAAACACCAAAGGCTCAAATCAAGCCAGTTGCTAAAAAGCCAGTGGCAAAGAAGCCAGTTGCGAAAAAGACTCCAACACCAAAAAAGAAGTAATTTCCAAATCACTTTCTAGAATTAACCCCGAAAAAATCTCACCCTTGATTTTTCGGGGTTTTTTCTATGTTTGTAAATGAAAAACCCACCCCGGTCCCTCACCAGGCCCAAAATTTCGCCGAAAGCAGATTTCGCTAATAGCGTATAGTGAGAACTGTCGGAGCATGGCTTCGGCGGGTAGAGACAACCTTAATTTGCGAGCAACGCAAAAAGAATGGGTCAGGCGGGAAGCAGTCTCTCCCCAGTCTTCCCGTCTGGCTCCAAAACGAAGGACATCAGTTATGTCAGACGCTCTTGATAAAGACCCGTTTGCTAAACCCGAACTCGAAGCCCCCGACATCCAGATTGATACCCCCGTCAATCTCCGCCCAGATTTATCTCTCCACGGAATTGAAGAAACCGATAGGGGAATTTGTTTAGACACCTTTGAAAATAGACAGGCGTTGCGTCGAGCAAGATTCAATTGGCTTCCTGTCTATGCTGTAAACGGCGTTCCAACAGGATTGATTCAGGCACTCTCGCCTGAGATGCAAACTCAGCAACGGCTAATGTCGCTGGATGAAAAAGTTGCAATTCTTTCGGACCCTAATGATAAAAACTCTGATTATATAAACGGCTATGACTTGCTAGCCGAGTCAGCAGCAGACTACATCGCCCCGCCTTGGGTACTAGGAGCAACACGCGCTTGGGCAAAACAACAAACGCAGGGTCTGCATGGAAAAAAGGAACTCCCTCTTCCCCGTCGTTGTAAGGCAATCAAGGATGACGGTATCCGTTGCCAACTCTGGTCTGGAGGGCGTGGAGCAGATGACGGCCTATGTCGTGTCCATCTTGGTTCCTTACGCAATAAACCAACCGACTCAGTGGAGCGTGCCCGCTCTCGTCTAACTCAGGCTGCCCCAACCGCCGTCGACACTCTTGAGGAACTTATGAACTCGGCAGAGTCCGAACCCGTCAAACTCAAGGCGGCCTCTGAAATTCTTGACCGTGCTGGTATTCGTGCTGGTATTGACATCAATACCGATGTCACTCTTGATGTCCGCCCCGCCGCTTCAGCAGAGGTTGTCGAAGATGACGCTAAATGAAATCATTGAAGAGTTAGTGGCGTTGACGGACAATCTTCACTCCGATGTCAAACTTGCTTCCACTCGTTTAGAACACATTAGATTGACGGCCAGAGCAAACGAAGCCACGAACTTATTACATAACCTTATGAATTTCCAGGATACAGATGACACCGAAACCAAAACCACCAACGGCGAGTAGTCTTCGGGAACGCTTCATAAATAAAGCATTAGAGCACACGGGCTACTATACAAATAACGGCATGGAAAATGTCTTTGCCCAGGGGCTGAACATCAACGGCAAGCCATGGAACGGATTGTTTATTGATGTCGTTGCCAGTGAAGCGGGTGTCCGCTTACCCGTAGCCCACACAGTCTCAACGGTTGCCCTCGCCTATTACCTGGGTCACGGTTTTTTCCATGTAAGACCACGGCGAGGAGATATCGTCTTTCTCCAAACATCAACGGCAAGCGAATTCGGCTCGCCACATATCGGTATTGTTCTGGACACTAAACGGCACGCCATAGACGGGACTATACAAACGGTGGAAGGTATGACCTCTAGCGGACTACCTAAACAACCACAGACACCTAACGGTGTCTATGTACGCACCCGTCATCAAACGGAAGTCATTGGATACGCAAGACCAAAATACAAGACGGCTAGCCCTTTGTCCCCAAACGAGAACGCACCAGTAATTACTCCTGCTCAGGTCCGCGCTGGAATAAAACATAAGAGCGTCGTTTTGGTTCAGTTAGCCCTCTCAAAAGTCACAGGCATCAAAGGCTTGCCAAGAGGACACTTTGATACAAAGACCAAACTTGCTTACGCCAAGTTCCAAAGAGACATTGGTTATGTTGGCATCTCAGCATCTGGCGATGCAGACTACAACTCGTTGAAACTGTTGGGCGAACTGACTGGTTTCTTCAACGCAAAGCCATAGCAGCAGCCACTGACATTCAAGATTTCTTAAAAAAAACTTAAATTTTATGCAATATCTATTGACAAATCCCAAAAATCGCTTTAGGATATGTCCCATATCCTAAAGTGCAAAACGATACAATTCCCCCGGAACCCCTGTAAAAACGGGGGTTTATTTTTTTGAACAAATTCCTTAAGTTATTTCATAAGACGGGATGCACGCGGCGGGCCCGCCGCATGGAAAAAACGATAACCCAGGGATAACGGCAAGTCTCCATCGGGGGTTATTACATAAGAACGGCAAGCACGCATCGCGGGAGGAGATGACGGCGAGCCTTCCATCGGGGTTTATAGCATAAGGACACGGTAAGAAGCAATGGAGCGAGAAGCAACGGCAAGCGAAAGGGGGTATAAGATAAAAAACATAACGGCAAGCCTTAGACGCAAAAAACGGCGAGCCATGAGCAGAAGAAAGAATAACGGATGACATTTGACGAGTGGTTGAGCATAGGATTCGCTAACGGGTGGGTTGGTGCACCTATATGCGAAACGCATGACGGGTTGCCTACATCAGAGGCAGAAGATAAAGAGTTTGAAGAGGGAGACCCTTGTATCCACATTTTGCGTCTCTACGACACACTGGAACACAAGATAGAGGTTGAAGAGAACCACGCTCCAAGCATCTGGCGTGCAACAAACATTGGATTAGGGATTTCTTCCACAGAATAAAAAATCACATAGTTTCTAATGTTTTATGATAAAAGTCATGAGACACATAGAAATCCATTTGATTGAAGAATCCAAAGATGTCATTACAGCCAATCAAGTTGGCCTGGAATGCGAGGCATCTGAAACTTGCGAAGAATGCTTTAAACAAGTAGGCGAAACCCCTGTAAGTAAGAAGTTTGTGCCATTCTGTTTCATACTTGATGATGAGGCTGAGTGGGTAGTTTGTAAAGACTGCGCCACCCCTGTTTTGTAGTCTCCAGGTCCCCATTTTTTCCATGCACGCCCATTTCCATGCTGACGCATGGAAAAAGTGCTAACCCACAAATCCAGAACCCCCGGAGTCCAGGCCCTTCATCTAACACATAAGCCTTATGTTTTTTCAGGGAGATGAGCCTCACCATTTCTGTTCGCTCTGGGCGAAATAAGTTTTTTTGACATTTTGGAATAAATGACGAACACTTGGTGTTATAGTCTGTGTATCAACGAAAAACACTCCCAAAAAAAGTTTTGGAAATGGACTTGACAAAGTGGTGAAAATCACTATTGTTGATAGTAGATACAAAAAAGCGTTTTAGATAAGGAGAGACCAAATGAACGCAAACACAGAAAAAACAGTAGTTGGCAAGGCACTCTATTTAGAGTTCCGCAAAGACAACTACACCTACCAAATGGTTATCACGCCACCAGCGACTAACGCTGAAGGTGGGGTAATCCCGGCTTGTGTAATGGAGAGACGACTTTCGTCTTGGCATCCACGCAAGAACTGGAACTTTTCATCAGTTCCAACAACTGGGGACTTCGTTCTACCTCGTCAAGCGAGTGGCGAGTTCCAGCAAGAGACTGACCTAAATCGTGTAAAGCACATTTCTGCTACACACCTACACAGATTAGTTTCAAAAACCATTGACTCACTTATTCACAGAGATTGGAAGTTGTTCAAGCAACCAATCACAGTTGAGGCAACTTACAAGGATGTTGAACTTATCAAATCTGGTAAGACTTCAAACGAACTTGTTCGTAGGATTGAACGCTCTCGTAAAGCGTTTAATTTCCCAGAGGCGTTATTTGATGCACCTGCACCAGTAGCACCTGCAACACCAACTGTTGTCACCCTGACACCAGTAACTCCCGGCGTAGCAAGATAAGGAGACCAACCAAAATGACTACACCAAACACAAATCCAACCTCACAAGAGTGGGTTGAAAACCAGCGTAGGATTCACGAGAACCTACCAGTCATGCTCAGCGCAGTTGTTGGGCAAGTTCTAAATCCAGTTGTCGCATCTGACCTAAACTTAGGTTATGACGAGACAGCAGGTAAAGCAGTTATTCGCAATCGTGATAACGCCAACACTGAGAAAGCAGGAGTTCAAGTGACGCAAGTCGACGCTCTTGCTGGTGAAAGTTTTTATGTTCGCCCTAATGGACAGAAATACTTCACTCGTAAGTGGGGGCAACACACAGATGTTGAAGTTGCTCGTAGCCAGCGAGCAAGTGCGACTGGAAAGTCAATCTTGCTTTATGGTGCACCGGGCACTGGAAAGACAGCAATGTTTGAAGGTGCTTTTGGTGACGACCTAATCACAGTTCTTGGAACTGGCGACACCGAAGTTGGCGACCTAGTTGGTGGCTATGTTCAAACAATCGCTGGTGGCTTTGAGTGGGTGGATGGGCCGCTAGTGCGAGCAGCAGAAGAGGGCAAAGTCCTACTGATTGACGAGATTGGTTTGATTGACCCCAAAGTTCTTTCAGTCGTCTATGGTCTTATGGATGGTCGTAGAGAACTCAAAGTAACTGCCAACCCTGAACGAGCAATCGTTAAGGCTAAGGATGGTTTCTTCGTGGTGGCTGCTACTAACCCTAACGCTCCCGGAGTAAATCTTTCTGAGGCTCTACTCTCTCGCTTTGGTATTCAAGCAGAAATGACTACTGACTGGACACTTGCTCGTAAGTTAGGAGTTCCAGCACAAGCAGTAACTTGTGCACAGAACCTAGCCAAAAAGCAACAGTCTGATGAAGTCAACTGGTCACCACAAATGCGTGAGTTGCTAGATTACAGAGACATCTCTGCTGAACTTGGTGCAGACTGGGCAGTCTCTAACTTGATTGCCCAAGCACCAGTTGAAGACAGAGCGATTGTCGCTGATGTATTTACTCGTGTCTATGGCACAGAGTTCAAGCCAGCCAAAATCTAGGTCTCCGATTTTGGCTCGTGTGTGGGGTGGCTTACCCTTAGATTTCCGCCCCACACACACCCTAAAAATCTGGGAATAAATCTTGACATTTTTTAGTTTTATACAGTAAAGTAGTAGTAACAAGAAAAGGAGTTCAGAAATGAGCCACTACAAAGTAAGCACCAAAACCATTGGTCGCACCCACCCTGACTGGTTGAAAGTCAATGCCAGCGTTGGCAAGATTGTCAACAAATGGTCGCTACGCCAAGACCTAGTTGTAGGTCTAGTTGAGGACACCACCATTGGTGCACCTGCGTGTTTCAATCCTGCCACAGCAGAGATTGAAGTTTGTATCAGCAAAGCGTTTGGCAATGTTGAGCCAAAAGAAGTTGGCGAACTTACACACCGAAAAAATCAACTTAAGCACCCAACTGCTACTGGTGCTATTTTCCACGAGGCACTCCACGCTAGGATTTCTCGCTGGTCATTAGAGCAAGCAGCAAAAGATTTAGATGCAAGACACTTGCGTTTCTTGCATGCTATGGAAGAGGGTCGCATTGAGTATTGGGGTTGCGTATTTGTTCCAGAGAACAGATTGCTACTTCGTGCTTGTGCAATGGAAATCGTTATGGCAGAACTTGACGAGCAAGTTAAAAATGTTTCAAAAGTAGACGCTGCTGCCTTTACTGCTCTGCTCACTCTTGCGAGAGTAGACGCTGGCGTTTTGGATGCAAATGATGTTCCAGAAGTTGTTATGGAAATCCTGCACGAGGTTCTTGGTAAAGAGACCATTGACCAGTTGCGTGAAATCTGGAAAGAGTTCCAAGCACACAGCGACCACGAAAACGCATTACCACTTTACGAACTTACAAATCGTTTCATTGAAGTTCTTGATGCACGCAAAGATGAAGTTGGCGAGAAACCAACTGAAACACCAAAAGGTGGTTGCGAGTATCCGGGTGGAGAGAGTGGCACACCAGAACCGGGCACATCAAAGCCGAGCGAGGATGGCACACCTACACCAAGCAACGAACCTACTGACGAGCAAGTCAAGCAGTTCAAGAAGTTCATTGAGCAAGTCAAAGACGCAGTTGAAGAAATGAAAGACATTGTTCAGATTGCCAACCAAGACGACATCAATGACGAGATTGACATGGATGAACGCAAAGAAGAAGTCGAGCAAAGAGACAAAGCACACGAAGAAAAGAAACATCGTGACAAGATTGCTGACGAAGTTTTCTCTGCTGGTTCTCACATAACTGGAATTAGAACCAACTCTGTTCTTCAAGACTCTCGCTCACCTAAGCCAGAAGAACTGGCAGCAGCCAACAAAGTTGCTAACGCTTTGCGTAAAGCAAAGTATCGTGAGCGTTCACAAGTTCGTGCTGGTAGCGTTGTTCCACCAGGTCGCTTGCGTTCTCGTGCAGTTGTTCAGCGTGAGGCTCTTAAGGCTAAGGGCGTTGTATCTCCGATTGAAACTTGGAGACGCACACAGCGTAAGCAAACAGAAGACCCAACATTAAAGGTTGGCGTTATGGTGGACATTTCTGGTTCTATGAAACCAGCAATGCAACCAATGGGCATTACTGCGTGGATTATGTCAGAGGCAGTTCGTAGGATTCAGGGCAAGTGTGCAATGGTCTATTACGGTCAGAATGTATTTGCCACTCTTAAGCCGGGACAGAAGTTGGACAAAGTGAAGACTTTCACTGCCACCGACTCAACCGAAGAGTTTGCCAAAGCGTTCAAGGCTCTTGACAGTGGCTTGGGTCTAACCAGTGGAGACGGTGCGAGATTGCTCGTAGTTGTTTCTGACGGTAGATACCGTAGCGACCAGCAAGCATACGCCAAGCAGTTGCTCAAAGAGGCTGACCGTAAGGGCGTGGCTATCTTGTGGCTGACATTTGACGGTAAGACTGGCTACGCTAAGTCATACCTAGACGGAACAAGTGGCGAGATTGTATCGCTCAACAGCACCGAGTCGCCAGTCAAAGCAGCGCAGGTAATCGGACAGACCGCGGCCAAAGTGGTCTCGGCAATCGGCTCACGAGTCTAATCGGCTCGTGTAGAAGTAGGGGCTGGCAAGAGAACGGCTAGCCCTTACTTCAAACCTTAACGGCAAGCCTAACGGCTTGCCTTAGATAGAAAGAATAGGAGACTAACGGTGGGACAGTATCACAGATTAGTTAACATAGATAAGCAAGAGTGGGTAGACCCTCACGGATTAGGTCTAGGGTCAAAGCAGTATGAGCAAACGGGTTGCGATGCATCACTAGCAGACGCAATGTATGTGCTTGTAATGACAAGCCCTGATAGTGGTGGTGGAGATTTCCCCATGACAGACATTTCTGGTCGCTGGGTAGGCGACAGAGTTTTGATTGTGGGAGATTACACAGACAAAGACGCAGTGCCCGGATTTGTTGGGGCTGACGCTATTTATCAGTTGGCAGAGGCTCAATACAAAGACATTACCCCTGATGTTCGCAAAGCGTTGAGCAAAGTGTTCAGGATTGAATACAGCACAACGACTATGGGCAATCATACATTTTGGAACAGAGTTCTGGAATAAACCAAACGCAAAGAGTCCCCTGATTTTTCAGGGGATTTTTTGTTGCACCTGGGGTAATACTTTTTCCATGCGAGAGGTTTGTTCCATGCTTCGCATGGAAAAACCAATAACCTGCGTTTCCTTATGTTTTTTCTTCGTTTGAAGGTGTCGTCTTCTTGTTCGCTCAGGGCGAACAGAAAAATACTTGCCAAAGGGAAGAAAATGTCAGCGTAGTGTGTTATCTTTCTTGTATGGGAAATGACAAAACGATTGGAGACCAAATGCAATACTCAACTCTTTTTCCAAAGGTAACCCTAGTAAAGCGTTCACAGGGACAGCGTGGGCAGTATGGGGCTAGAAAAGCCTACATGATTTACATAAGGCAGTTAAACCCCACAGGGCGTTGGTGCGTCTTTATGTCTTGGGGCAGAGAAGAAGCACCTAACTCTTGGATGGGCAGTGAAAAGATTTTTGCGACAGAGCAGGAGGCAGTTGCTTTTGCTTGGGATAAGTTCTACGAAAAGATTGACAAAGGCTACACAGAAAAAGTCTTGAAAAATAGTTAAAAATAAACTTGACATTTGGGAATAAATCCTGAATAATCATAGTTATAGTTATTATAGAAGTTCTTTTGAAAGGAGAACAAAGTGGAAAGACTAGGAATCCACACTGAGTCAGCAAAGGCTCAGTTGCTAACAACCCCAATCAAGTTTGACTTGGCTGGTAAATCAGGAGTCACCATTGACTCTTTCGCTAACGCTGAGGGCGAGGCTATTTATCGTCTTCAATGGACTGACTATGTAGTAAATGAGTGGAACGAGTTTTACGCAACTCTTTCTCTTGCTCTTGCTCGCGTAGCAGTTCTATCTGCCTGTATCGAAGAAGACTTAAAGAACGAAGAAACATTGTTCTTTAAGAGCGACTCCGAGACTTTCGCAAACCACGCATACAACTTCATAAGCAACGAGGTGAAATAATGACTGACAACAGAACCCACCCTTGCCCAACTTGTGATGGGCAGATTCCGAACAACGAAACTCCCGGAGCATACCCCGGTGCTATCTCACGCAAGGATAACAAAACAGAAATCTGTTCTGCGTGTGGAATGAACGAGGCTTTCGCAGATTACAAAAAGCAACTCAGGGAAGTTTCTGGGATTGTTTGGCAGTCAACTGTTTTGGCAGAAATGGTTGAGCACCTAAACGACAACGAGATTTCATTACTCGTCAACGCTCTCAATGACGCAGTTGCCGAAATCTGCGAGTCCTACGACATAAAGTAGAAACTCTGGGTGTGGGGTTGCCAAGTGTCAGCCCCACACTCTATAATAAAATACATAACAACTCTCTTGAAAGGAGAACTGCCAAATGGCAAACTACTACGCAACAGAAAGAACCAACTACTTCTTGGTTAACAACGAAGAGGGGTTCTTAGAAGATGTCCAAACTTTTTTGGGCAACCACGAAATCCTTAGAAAAGAAAAGGATGGCAAAACTTATTTTGCGATTCTTGGGGATTATGAAAATGGGCAAGGGCTACCTGCTTATTACGAACACGAAGGCGACACATTTGAGTTAGAGTGGGCTGACTTTTTCAAAGCACACTTGGCAGAGGGTTCTGTCGCAATCATCATGCACGCTGGTAACGAGAAAATGCGTTATGTAATGGGCTATGCTCACGCTTACAACTGGAAAGGCGAAGTTAAGACTATTGACCTGCGTGACATTTACGAACTTGCCAAAGAACTTGGCAACGACATTACAGAAGTGGAGTTTTAAATGGGTAAGCAAGTTTATTTCGTAGTCTATGCCGACTTAGATACCAAAGAACTAATCGTTGATGATGGAACTTTGGAGGCTCGTTTCAACGAGGGTTCTATTTGGAACACCGAAACTAACGAGTGGGAAGACGAGGCTAAAATCAGCGAACTGGCTGAGGCACAAGAAATCCTTAAAAAAGGTTTAGTGGACTAACCATTGACAAGCGAAAGCCACTTGCCCTATACTTGTAGGGTGAGTGGTAATCGCCATTCACAACAAAGTGTAAAATGATTTATAGAAAAGATTGAGGTGAAAAAATCATGAAGAAATACATTGTAGTTGCAGAAGTGAACTTTGAAGTTTATGACACTGACGAGTTCTCCGCTGAAAGACAGGGGCTTATTGCCCTAGCCAGATTTGTTGGCGACCCAGACGCAAGGGGGTATGACAACGAATACGCAGACTTGCCAACTCCGTCTATCCACCCAGTTACAATCAGGGTTGAAGACGAGAATGGAAAGTTCTTGGCTGGCTCTACACCAGCAACCTTAAACAAGGTTGAAGACAAAGAAGAAACAGCAGAGTAATCTGCCTCAAACAGAAAGACAAAGAGACAAATGAACCTAGCAATAGCACTCGGAAATACCATTAGAAAAATGCGAGTCGATAGGGAGATAACCCTAAGACAACTCAGCGCAAGGTCGCATACTTCGCTTGGGTATCTGTCTGAGATTGAACGAGGAACGAAAGAAGTTTCTTCAACAGTCTTGCAGAGTATCGCAGATGGTTTAGATGTTCCGCTTTACTTAATACTTTCAGAATGCTCAGTATCACTAATGTGTGCAGACGAAAGAGAAAAAGAAAACCGGGGCATGGAAAATCTAGTAGCCTTCTAAAAAACATAAGGAGAGACGAAATGAACACATTGCTGAGGCTATCTGCCGAATCCACAGTGGACATCTACCTACTTGCTGAAAGTGAGGAGTTGATTGCTCTAATCAAACAGAACAAGCCATACACCGAACTTTTGGAGTGGGTTAACGAGAACTTCTAGTTCTCTTAGAGCGAACAAAAAACTTTGGCGTTTTGGAATAAAATGTCAGTGTTGTAGGTTATAGTAAATGTATCAAGCAGAAATGCTTGGTGGCTAAACGAAGGAGATAGATACCAAATGAAAAAGCCACTAACAAACATAATCAAGGGCAAGACCGTAGAAGTTGGTTTTGACCACAATGTCCGAGTTGCATTGGACAAGTTCAGCGAGGCTCTGGAGGCTAAGAAGTTAGCCGACAAAGCCAAAGAAGAGGCTGAGGAAGTCTTAAGACTTGCTCTCGGTGACGCAGAGTTCGCTACCATTAGCGGACAAAAGGCGTTCAAAATGATGCAGGTAATTATGGACAGACCAGACCTTAAGAAACTTCAAGCGGAGTTTCCAGAGGTCTACACCGCAGTCGCAGTTGACGGCTCTTACGAGTTCATCAGAGCGATAAACTAAAAACTTGGTGGGCAGTGTTTCACTTCCTTTCAAATCACTGGCACTGCCCACCAAACAAACTCCGTTAGGTTTCACTTCCATTTTCCTAACGGCACGGCAAGCAAGAACCTGCCCTTTCTGTTTGCCAGCCCCTAACCGTATGACGCGGTTAGGGGTTTTACTTTTAACGGCTTGCCTAGAACGGCTAGCCCCTAACGGCTTGCCCTTTGTAGAAATGACGGCAAGCCTTTTACGCAAGCGTAGAACGCTTGACGGGAGACTTGACGGGTGCTTATAGCACAAGCGTAGAACGCTTGACGGGTCGCTTTTATGTAATAGACGCACACAAACCCTAACGGGTCGTGTTTTTGCACCTGCAGAAGCAGAGTGGCTGAGGGAGAAGAAATAACATAAGCAACGCACAAGAGGAAGAAGCAGAAGCAGAAGCAGAAGCAGAAGCAGAAGAAACAATGCACATTGCGAAATAAAGCATAAGAAAGCATGAGGCAAAAATCTGGGATACCAGATTTTCCATGCAACCCAGAAGTCCATGCTTCGCATGGAAAAATAAGGGACCCGGATTTTTACCTTTGAGATTTGGATGCAGAGGCGAAGATGAGATTTTTTTGTTCTTATGTTTTTAATTTGAGTTTGGAGAAGATTTTTTTGTTCGCTCTGGGCAAACAAAAAGTTTTCCTGTTTGGGAAGATTTTGTCTGGGGTTGGAGTTATTGTATGTATAGGAGGTGGAACATGAACCATAAAGTAGAGATACACATTGGCAATGTCAATGTGGGTAATCACTTCTTCGCTACGCTAGATGAGGCTAACGCCTTTGTTGAACTATTCAACTCATCTAAGCACAGCCTAGATAACTCGCTGGCTATGTATGTGAACGCTTACTAAATAGCCACCTGCGACCTGAGCAAGTCCTAAAACTGCTCTAAACCTATTCTTTGTAAGGAGGCGCTCAATGGTAAAGTTTTACTTTATTTTTGATGGCTATGGTTATCCACTCTGCGATACTCACTCTGGGGGATTGCAACTTGGGGTGGAAACTGACCTAAGTTGTCATGCTTGCGACAAACTCGCTCAGGCTGAGTAGTCGCCACTAAAAGTCGCTCACTAGAAATAGTGGGCGATTTTTTTTGCATCCGAACTTGGCTGGGCCGGGGATTCCATAGTGCATGGAAAAACAGGGGACCGGGAAACTTGATGCGTCTTGCCTCAACTTCTATTTATTTGTTGTCTTATGTTTTTTCTCCAGGGCCTGGAGGCTTCTTAGCGTTCACTGAGGGAGAACAAAAAAAGTTGGCACATGGGAATAAAAAAGTAATGTATTGGGTTATTATTTGTATGGAGGTGAAAAACTATGGATAACTTAGAGACAAAAGTCACGCTTAACAGCGACTGCACTTGCGTTGATGAAGATGACAACTTCATTGAAGAGTGTTTTGGTTGTTGGGATGATTCCAAGTATGACTTGGACTTACTTGTTAAAGAGGTTCAGGCTGATAAAGGCTGGACAGATGAGACAGAGGTTCAGGTTGAATACAGGGGAGTATCTTGGCGTAGAGTATCTGGCGATTTTGTTATGGCGTTCAACGCTGATGACTTAATCAAGAGGTTCTCGCTCAATGGCGACTTCAAGTTGGTATTTACTTATGCCAATGGCGAGTTGGTATTGGTTCGCTATTCTCATGATGAGCCTGTTGGGACAGGCAACATCACTTTCAAGGCTATCTAGTCTTGGCAACCTGAGCAAGTTGTAAAAAGGCTCAACACTACAAAAGTCTTAAGGAGGCTGATTATGGAGAACTCAAAAAGAACTCTGGAACTAGAAACTAAAACTGTCTACACAATGTTAGATACAATGGGGGACATTATCATTACTTCTGTCGAACTTCAAAAACAAATGGAGTTGGCTGGTAAAAAGATACCAAAAAAGTTATCTAAACAAACTCGCAAGATTATTCTGGCTCACGCTGATTTACAGATTGCAAATAAGCGTGTTGAAACTGCCGAGTTGGAGTCAATCTTCTCTATGGATTCATTCCAAAAGTAATCTCAAAACAAAAGTCCCGCGTTGGAAGACGCGGGATTTTTTGTGCCGTTTTTTGTGGGGTAGGGATTTTTCCATGCCATCCATGAGCATGGAAAAACACGCCACCCGGCTCCGACCTGAGATGGAAAAGAGTTCTTGTCAGTGTGCTGGTGTATCTCGGAAAAAACATAAGAACACCGAAAACCTGTGCGATAGGCAAAGATAACGATTTGGTAACGAAAGAAAAAAGTTTGCTGTTCGGGAATAAAAAGTCAGTGCGACCTGTTATAGTTAGTATGAAAGGAGGTAGTCAAATGACTATCACATCACCCACCCCGGCTCGCCCGGCCTCTGAAAAGCAGGTTGCTTTTCTCAAAACCCTTATTAGCGAAAGGGCAAACGACCTTGTTGTTGATTTTGCCACTCTCACTTCTAAGCAAGCCAGCGACCTTATTGGTTCGCTAATCTCCGCCCCACGCAACAACGCCCCTGTTGCTGAAGGTATGTATCGCAACGCCAATGGCGTTATCTACAAGGTTCAAGCAAGTCGAGAGACAGGCAACCTTTACGCAAAAGTCCTTGATGTTGCTGAACGCAAGTTCATCTACGAGCAGGGCGCTATGCGTGGTCTAACTGCCGAAATGCGTATGACTATTGAAGAGGCGAAAGCCTTTGGCGTTGAATACGGTTTCTGCGTATGGTGCGGTAAGTTCCTTACCGACCCTGTATCAGTTGCTCAGGGTATCGGCCCGGTTTGTGCGGGTAGGGTCTAATGGCTACCAACACCGAACCTAAGTCGGCTTGCTGTAACGCCGACTACCTGTGGCTACATTGTGACGAGTGCGAACTTGCGCTCAATGACGGTGAGGGTCACGACTTCGCTACTTGTTCAAACTGCGGTGCGGACATAGACGACTAAACACGGCTCGCCCCTAGAAAGCCCTTGCTGGAAACGGCAAGGGTTTTTCTTTATCTGGAACGGCTGGCTTGCTGAACACCGTTAGCAGTTCTAACGGCTCGCCTTTGACGGCAAGCCTGTATAAAAGCCAACGGCTAGCCTTTGACGGCTCGCCCTATAAGCCAACGGCTAGCAACTAACGGCTAGCCTTTAAAACACTAACGGCAAGCCTTTTTGACGGCTTGCCTTTTACAAACTAACGGCAAGCCTTATAAGAGATAAAAAGCCAACGGTGAGCCTTTTTACGAGTGGTATGTAGGTAGGCGTGAAAAAAGCCAACGGTAAGCCTTTTTAATGATTAATTACAAATAAAAATACAGAGGCATTGCGTCTGGAAAAGTGGAGAAGAAAAACGCAAGAGGGAGAAAAAACATAAAAATACGAAGACATGGGAGAAAAAATGCGAAAAGAGGCGAAAGGAAAAAAAGGCAACCCAGGCTGGCCTGGGGGACTTTATTACATAAGCATCTGGTTTGGAAGACTTGCATTTCTGGAAGATTTATGTAGTTCTGGAAGATTTGTAAAGATTTGTAAAGATTTGGAAGATTTGGAAGATTTGGATTTGGTGGGAAGTGGGCTGGAAGTGGCTTTGGGTCGCCTGTTTGGGCTGGAAGTTCGCTTCTGGTGGGCTGGACTTGGGTTCATGGGAGAAAGTTGGTTGGAAGGTCGCTTTCCGGGGGGGCCTGGGTAGGTGGTATTTCCATGCAGAATGTTATTAAAACCTCGCTCCTCTGGCTGAAATGAAGCCTCATCAACAATGGAAGTTCTGTTTGGGAGAAGTTTATTCGCTCAGTGGGAGAAAGTTTGTAAGTATAAGAAGATGATTTACACATGTCAAGCGATTTGCAAAATTAATTTCGCATGTCTGCATGGAAAAACTGCCTGGGCGAACAAATAAAAACATAAGATTCATCAGTGTAAAGGTCGGATGGAGAAAAAAATGAAGAGAAGATTTCTTGTCAGCTTTAATTAAGTAGAAAGGTGGTGAAAATATGGACACTAATGTTTGCGAAACCCCTTGGTGTGACCACGAATTAAGTGGCGATAACATCAAAAGTTGGGCTGGCAAGAATGGTTATTGTGATTCTTGCTGGTTGCTGGGCTAAATAGTTCAGTTTAGATTTCCCCGAATCAGTTGGTTCGGGGATTTCTATTTAATCTGCTTCTGCAACTCGGATGCAACTCGGATGGAGGGTGCGAAAGTTTCCTGCCGTGTGCATGGAAACCCAGGGGACCTGGAATTTCTTCTGCATCACGGGAATCTTTGCGTCAAGAAGTTTGTTGCGTTTGGAGATTATTATAATGATTTGATAACGACAGGAATAAATACGGGGGATTATCCGTTTATGTTAGTGAGATAGAAAGGAAGTGATTACTATGCCGATACTAAACAGCAAGGGCGAAGCCTTTATTGAGTGCGGGGGTTGCGGAAACCTATTTGACCCAAGCACCGAAGTAAAGATTTACGAAACCCACGACTGCGAAACCTACAATGTTTGTAGTGATGAATGCGGTTGTGGCGACCCCGGGTGCGACACAATAGCAAAGTAATAACTGAATACCGCAAGTGCCAACTCCATTCGGGGTTGGCATTTGTGTTTAACGCCGAAACCCAGAGAACGCAGGTGGATGCTGAATTATTTTGAGCCGGGGTTCCTAGAATTTCCATGCCCGGTTTTTCGTTTGGATACGCCGTCATTCGCTGTGATGAGTGGTGGGGCTTCCTCATCTATAACATAAGAGAACGCCGACTTGTGTGATAACGATTTATAACGATTTGATAACAACGCCGATGCTTGGGAAGTTTTTGTCGGGGGCGGGGGTTATTATAACTATGAAAGGTGGTGATTACTATGGAACTAAATGACGCGGGGCAACAAGTTGTTGGTGGTATTCCACAAACTAAACTTACGCCGAGTGACCTTGTTAAGTATTGGGGTGCGATTATTGGTGCGAACACCGATGGCGACCTAGCAACTTGGCAACACGACACAACTATCGTCAACATCTTTACCTCAAACCAAGATGGAACTTACGACTTCTCAACTTACATAGAAGAAGACTTAGAGGGCCGGGATTTGGATTTTGTGATGGAGATGGTCGACCAGCAGTTGTTTATCTAAACCAATGCCGAACCCTCTGGGAATAATTTGTCAGGGGGTTCGGTTATTATTCTTTTACACCGAGAGGAGGTGGGACTATGGAACTAACAGCAGTAGAAGAGCAAGCAGTAAAGGCTATCTACACCGATTATCACAATGGGACAACTAACGCCGATGAAGCGTTGCACGCTTTGGAGCAACTAATCAATGGTGGACTATTGCCTTGCGATAAGTGCGGGGAGAAGATAGAAGCAGATACACACGCCGAAGAACTTGGTATGTGCGTTGAATGCTCAAACGCTTTCTTTACTCACAAAGACGAGGCAAACTAACACCGAATCTTCCAAACACGACCCTCAACTCAGGTTGGGGGTTTTGTTTTGCTGGGCTCGGCTGGGTGGGCTGCCGAATTTTCCATTCCCTAAACGCCGTGTTATTTTATTTTTAGAAAAAGTATTGACATCCGCTGGGGCAATGTTTATAATAAAGTTATGCGAAAGGAGGAACTCATGCATGAATACGAAAAAACTTTACAAAAGTTATGTGCCGAACTTGTTGTTGAGCAAGGAAAGAACGCGGTTTTTGACTTCGTGAAGCAAAATCATAGAGAACTGAGTTGGTATTTCTGTCTGGAATGCAAAAGTGAGTGTCCTGCGACATCAAATCAAGTTTGTTTGGTGTGCGGTGCAAACATTTTTGATGAAGACGACCCAACCATCTAAAAAGTATCCCGTATTGGAGAAAAAAGCCGATGCGGGATAGTTTTTTGTTCGCCATGGGCATGGAAAATGCGGCGACCCTGACTTGACTTTTGTTTTATTATCTGGGACAATGTAATCAACAACCAATACCGAAAGGAGATGAAAATGGAATACGAGTTTCTATTTACGATGTGGGAGTGCACCGCTTGTGCTCACCTTTACAATAACGAGCAAGAAAAATGCACGAACTGCCACAACGAGTGCAAACCTATAAAAATTAAAGGCGTAAGAGCCTAAACCCCCGTTATCAAATTGTTATGAACTGCCGATAGAAATACTTGACTAATTTGTGCCGTAGGGTATAGATTTGCTGTATGGCAACAAAATCTCTCGGAAAGGAGAACGCAATGAAAATTGTTATTGCTTTGCTAGGTATGTGGTGTTTTTGGAATTGTCTTCGCATCACCGACCAACTCGGACACGCCTTTATCTTTGGTGGAAACTTACCTGCTCTATGGGCTGGGCTTTTGCTTTTCTTCTCTGGGTTTGTGGGCTGTGTAGTGTATCTGTTTGGAAACAGGGAATAAAATGTCTGCCGTTTTAGTTATAGTAATTATCAAGAAAGGAATTGATAACTAATGGAAAAAACAAAAATAAGAGTAGAACTGATTTCTACTTCCGACCCTTATACAAATCTAACTAAGGGTGCATTAGGAACTAAGGTGATGGAATACATTGACCCTTGGGGATACCGAACAATTGTAGTGCAATGGGACAATGGCTCTAACCTAAGTCTTATCGAAGGTTCGGGAGATAGTTGGAGAGAGATTACGGAAGTGGTGGATAATGTATAACTATTCATCAGCAACTTATACAGTCACTCTGACCACAAACTCTACGAGTTACATTACGAGTGTTACAACACCGACAACTGACCAAGAAGAAATTATTGACTTGGCGATAGAACGCATAAAAGAAGAAGATGGTTTTGACTTATCTAATCACAAGTTAGTTGATACCGATGTAGAAGTATTGGAAGTGTGGGACTAATGAGTGCTACCGATTACAACGACCTAAGCCGACACATAGGACACGATGTAGTAGTTGTGACCTATGCCGATACTAATGTCGCCATTGAGTGCGAAGAGTGTAGTGAAGTGCTACTGGACTTTGACAAAGAAGTTGAGTGCGAGAACCACACTTGGACTTTACAAATGAACATAGCCAACACCCCGACACAGAACTGGTGCGAAGAGTGTGGAGCAACTGAACCTGCCGACCCTGAAGATGTGGCAGAACAAATCCGACTATTAGGAGAGAACGACTAATGAACGATAAAGAAAAAGAACTAATCAACAATAAAGAAAAAGCGTTGATAAATGTTAGAACCATTCAGATTTGTTTGCGTATGGGTTTGACTATGGAACAAATTAAGAAAGTGCTGGATAAAAATGAATCAGGAAACTAAAATCAACACCGAAAGATTATCCCCTGAGTTTTATGTCTGGGAAACTGGATACGAAGAAGTCTGGGCTGATAAAGATAATCCATTTTTCGTAGTGCGAAATGGCGAAATGCGTATCCACAAAACCGAAAAAGATGGAAGTGTAAAGATAATCAGATACACCGATGCTTTGCTAAAAGAAATCAGCAACGATGGGGAACTTAGCAAATTGTATGAACAAGATGAAGAACTGCTAACAATAGTTATGAACCCTTGGTTTGAGATTTACTCTATCCATCACACCGACTACTACTCTGAGCCGTTTTCTGAACTGGACAAGGCGATAGATTACGCAAGAGAAATGCTGGTGAAGTATCCCGATGGGATAGTTACCGACTAAAAGAGAGAAAGAGAAACTGGCTTGGGAAACCGAGCCTTTTTCTTTATGCCGAAGATGGCGTGGGCAGCCTGTTTTTCCGTTCACAATGCTACCTTTGTAGCATGTCCTTTCACTCTGCTACACCGATAAAACTGCTTGACGCGTTTGATGAACGCATCTCTTTTCTTTACTTCCTTTCAGGTGGGGTGCATGATGGGAGAATAGTTCTGATTTCCTCGTTGGCGAGGCAGGATTATGAAGAAACAAGTGTCTTTCTCTGTAATGATTTGGAGGGAGATGATGTGGACTGGGGTAATTCGTTATCAACTATCCCGTATGTGGATACCGAAGATGCACTCAACAGGATAGGATACACAACGAAGATTTCCTCTTGACATGGAAAAACCTGCCGCCTACAATAAAACACAAGACGATAATGACAAAAGGAGATGCCGATGGGCACGACTGTTGATGGATTGAAGCCGACTCACGCCGTAGGAGAGTCGTTCAGTAGAAATGTGTGGGGCTGGACTCCACTGAAGAACTATGTTCTTGAAAATCACAACAAATACGAGAAAGCCTTTCTTGATGGCAAACTCACTAAACTCCAAGCAAGCAGACTGGCCGATGCTCTGTTTGAAGACATCGCAAGTGGCAAGGCCGAGAAATATGCCGATAACTTTATGCTCACTGTAAAAGCAGAGCCAACTGTCGTATGTGAAATCTGTGCTGGCACTGGTATTCGTGCCGATGAACTTGGAAAAGAAAAGGGTATGGACAAGATGGAGTTAGTGGCTCTGCTTGCCGAACAAGTTGGTAGGACACACGGATATTGCAATGGCTGTGGTGGGTTTGGCTCAAGGAAGACCAACAACAGTAGTTATTACTTAGAAGTAGAAGATATCCAAGAGTTCGCCGAGTTTCTCAAAAACTCAGGTGGAGCAAACTGGTAAAAAATCTTTTGCGACACGCTTGACAAATGTCAGTGCCGTTGTGTAGATTTCATATATACCAAATGGTAACAACAAACGATTGGAGAAAATACTATGGGTATGGATGTATATGGCAAGAGCCCTAAGAACGAAACTGGCGAGTACTTCCGCCGTAATGTTTGGGGCTGGCGACCACTCTGGGACTACTGCGTTGATAACTTCAACGACCTAGTTGGCGAAGTATCTGGACATTACAACGATGGCGATGGATTGAACAACGCTGGCAGTTTGGAACTAGCACGCCGAATTAGAGAACAACTAAAAACTGGTGAGGCTAAGGATTACATTGAAAAGCGTAATTCTCGTTTAGCATCACTTGAACGACCTAACTGCGAACTCTGCCAAGGAACTGGTATTCGTACCGATGCACTTGGCGTAGAGCACAAGATGCCGATTAGAGAACTTTCACCTGAGATGGCATCACTAACTAATCGCACACATGGTTGGTGTAATGGTTGCGATGGCGAAGGTAAGAAAGATGCGTGGGAAACTTCCTACTCACTTGACCTTGATGATTTAGAAGAGTTTGCCGAGTTCCTAGAGAACTCTGGTGGATTTGAGATTTGCTAATGAAAGAGCAAACACAACTCACGAAAGGAGGGGTAAAAGTGAGAGCAAATATGACAAAAAAGAACGCCGATGCTAGTTGGGATTGGTTTGTTGCTATGTACACAAAGCGTGGCTACAAATCTCTAAACCAATTTGCGATGGCTACTGGAATGCAGAAAAGCAGTCTAAGTAGATACTTCCATCAGCAACGACAGTTGCCGTCAGGTATGATGGCAAAACTCTGCCAAGAACTCAAAGTCACGCCAAACGAGATGATGAAAGCACTTGGTATGTGGCAGTAAACCCCGCTATTTAGTAGCAAACACCTGAGCCAAGTGTCTAAACTGGCTCTTTTTACACATAAACACCGATTTATGTGGGTAAAATATTACCTATAACTGAATATGTATTGGGAGAACCAAAACAAACAACGACCAAGTACTAACTAACAAGGAAAGGTAGGTCGCCTAATGAAATGGTTGCTGACAATAACAATGGCTTTGTTGCTCAATGGGTGTGTATCATCTTCGGCAATAGCAAGTCAGTTAGCAAAAGATGAAGTGACAAGGAGTGTGGAAACTCAACAAATTGTCGCATCAAAGAACATTTTCAATAACCCCGTAATATCTAAATCCACTTCGTTTGCGAAGTATGCGGAAAGTATTGAAAATAGAAAAAAACTGAATAAAGTCGTAATCCGATTAATACACCGAGTAGGTAAAACCCCCTATGTTCCGACTGGTTCATCTATTTATGGGTGGGACTGCTCTGGGATGGTCAGATGGGCTTACGAGCAACTGGGTGTAGAAGTACCACACTCAGCAACAGCACAAGCGTATGTTGGTGAAAGAGTATCTAAGAAAGAACGAAAAGTTGGAGATATAGTAATCTTTGGCTATCGTGGCTCTAAGAGTTTCTACCACTCCGCTATTTACATTGGTAAGGACAAGGTAGTAAATGCCAATCGTGGATTTGGTGGAACTCACATACAGCCACTCTCCGATTACGAAAACAACAGAATAATCTATGTTCGGGTAATACCGACTGCGTAAAGATAAACTTCAGGAACTCCCCGTCAGAAATGGCGGGGATTTCTCCTTCCTGGGCCGCCATTTTTTCTGTGCGTTTCCACTTGACAATGGGAATAAATTCCTATAAGTTTTAGTTATTGAATACATACCGAAAGGATTCAAATGAAAACAATGATTGTTTCAATACCACTGGGACTGGGGCTACTTGCTTTGGGGCTCAGTATCAAGGCTGGCACACTGTCAATCAGTGCCGATAAGTTAGCCATACTCCTATCATCAATCACTCTTGTAGTTGGGGGTTTTGCTGGGCTCATCTTTGCTTGGCAGAACAGACCACTGGCTCTTCGTAGAAATGTCAGGAGCAGAAGATAATGACTACACCGATTATTATTGACACACAAATCGCAGAACTACTTGCGTCTATTGAGTCAAAGAACATAAGCATCCACTCACTGAATCAGTCAATCGAGTACAACAAGAAGCACTCTTGGATGGGCAAAGAAGTGGAGCAAAAAGAAATCAAACGAGATGCTCTCGAAAAAGAACTTGCCGTCGACAAGGAAAAACTGGCAGCCCTCAAGGCACTCTACACAGGATGGTCCCGTGCCTACCTTGTGCGGAATAGCAATGGGCACATTCACAAGAGTCGTAATTGCGGAACCTGCTTTCCTACTACTCAGTATGTTTGGCTTACCGAGATGTCAGGTCGAGATGAACTTGAGATTGCGTTTCTTGCTGGCGAGAAAGCCTGTACTGTTTGCTATGCTCACGCCCCATCTGCTTACTTCCTCAGACAATGCGAGTTGGAAGACCCAGAGGTAGTAGAGGCACGCCGTCTTCGTCAGGTTCGTAAGGCTGAGATTGAGGCTAAGCGTTTGAAGACTGGTATCTGGAATCCAGATGGCACACCGCTAGTAGTGCTTGAATACGCATTTAGCAGATACAAGACTGAGGTCAAGGCAGAGCGTACTGCTCAGTCAATTGCCGTCAATATGCTAGTTGGTATTCAAAGCATGGGTCGCACACCTGAAGAGATTGAGCGTAGCCAAGAGTCACTTGACACCATCTTGGTTGCTTTGGCACACAAGCGAGGAACTTCGGTTGAGGAGCAGAGAATTCTAATCCAAGCCAAAGCCGATGCTCAAATCAAAAAGAACAAGCGTAATTATCCAGATGTAAATTGGACTACAAGATAAGAGTTTTGGCTTAGGTTATAATTGGAATACTTACAGTAAGGATTATGATGGCTGAAGACAAAGCACAACCAGTGCCGACAGACATTTCTCAAATGTCCCCTAACGATTTACACGCTCTTATTGAAAAAGAGGGTAAGAACTTCGTTCAACAGACTGAAGAGGGTGACATTGACATCAATGAGTACCTAGCATCAGAGCAGTTCGACTTGCCTAGACTTCTAAATCTATTCTTCGCTTTTGAGTATTTTCATCGTGCAGGGTCAAAGCAAGCAAACTTTGATTCTAGATACGGATTGCTATACGAACTTGTATATGCTGAACTAGGAAAACTTCTCGGTACGCAACTATACGGACCAGAATATGTGATTGGTTTATAGCCAACCGCCAATAAAAAAGAAAGACAGAAAGACAAATGAATTTACAAACAATTCTATTACTACCGATTGCTTACTTACTTGTTGTAAGCATCCCGTTGCTAATCACCGATATTCGCGAGAGCAGACTAAAGAACTCTATTGTTTTTCCAGGCTACCTAGTGTGGTTAGTGTCTGCCATTGCTTATACCGCTCTATCTGGAGATTGGCTAAATGCTTTAGTGCTACCACTTGCTATTGGACTACCGCTATTAGTTGGGCTAACTATATTTAATATCAGGACCGATGCTATTGGTATGGGCGATGTCAAACTTATTGTTTTGATGGGTCTGACTTTATCTTGGAAGAGCCTATGGGTTTGGCTTACTATTCTAGTAATTGCACTATTCATTGGTCTAGTAGTTACTGCGGTGCTTGCTTTTAGAAAGAGATACCCAGACACTATCAGTTACACTATCCGTTTAGGAGTTATTACTTATCTTGTTTACATTACTCATTTGCTGGTGCTATTCACAAAGTAGTAGTCTGTAAGAGAGTGTCAAGAGAAAAAGAAAAGCGAGTGAATTTAAATGAGCATAGATGCTTATGATTACGGAAAGCAAGATGGCAAAGCAGAAGAAAGACAAAGATTAGTTGATGTAATCAAGTCTTACCGATGCGAGTGTGTTGACATGACATACGAGCAAATGGAAGTTGCTTACCCAGACCCTAAGAAAAGATTTTTTGAACACGGGAACTGTGGCTTCATTGACATTGATTGGCTTATTGAACAACTTGAAAAGGGAGAAGAAGATGTACCGCCTACTACACTGGATTAGTGGAATAGCATTTAAAGTTGCTCACTGGGCTCAGTGGCAATCAACTAAGTTTCCACGCAAGAAACACCGAAAAAGGTATTTGACAAATGTCATAGGATATGCCTATGATTATCTTGTTGTAAAGATACAACACCTAAAGACGAAAGGACACTAGAAATGTCAAAGAAACTAATTTCAATTAGCGAAGAGCAGTTACAGTTTGCCGTAGGGCTTACCGAGTTTGCTTTGAGGCAACTAAATCTGAAACACGATGAATCATACTCAGGCGTAGATAAATTGCTATACACGACTTGGATTGTGTCAGCAGAGGAATTGCTTGAAACGCTCAAAGCCGAAAACGCACAAAATGAGCCAGAAACGCTTGTAGAGGACATTGAACGCCCAGAGGCGTAAAAAACTCTATAAAAGACCCTAAAAGCCCTGTTTGCCCCTCGCAAGCAGGGTTTTTAGCATACGGCTTATGCTTGACAGGATTATAACAAATTGGTAACATTATCTAGTTAGCGACAAAGGAGAAGAAATGACAAAGAAACTAACTATCGCATATAGCGACGACTACCTGAACTGGAATTTAGGTTCGGGAGATGGCTCACATCCAACCAAGCCTATCCGTGCCAAGATTGCTACCGATTACTTGGTAGATGAAGTGGGTGCGGACAATGTTGAAATCATTGAACCTGAATTCAAAGATGAGGACAGAGAGAAGATTGAATCTATCCACGACCCTAACTATGTTTCAGAGGTTATTGATGAGGGTAGGTCTTATGACTGGCTTGGCTTCAAGCCTGAGATGGGGCATACCGCTGGTCAGATGTTTTCTGGAACAGTAAGACTGGTTGAGAAGATACTCGCTGGTGAAACTCAAGTTGGCTTCAATCCACAGGGAGCAAAGCACCACGCTCAATACGGATGGAGCGAGGGCTTCTGCGTGTTCAACGATTTTGCCTGGGCTGCCAAAAATTTCGTGCAGAATGGGCTCAAAGTTGTTTACATCGACTGGGATGTGAATGCTGGTGATGGAGTGCAGAACCTACTTGCGGATACCGATATTCCAACTTTCAGTATCCACGGACACGGAATCTACCCAACTCACTCAGACACATGGCTTCGTGAGGCTGGAGTAGATGGCAATTACATCTATCAAAATGACGAGCAACACTGGTATAACTACTGCTTACAGCAAGGCGAGGGCGACCAAGCGTTCAAATGGGCAATTGATGAGATTGCTAAGAAAGTTGCCGAGTATAAGCCAGATGTAATCTTGCTTGCTACTGGTGCTGATGGACATGAGGAAGAGCATTGGGGGTTGAAATATACCTACGATGGCTACGCTTATGCTTCAAAAGTAATTGCTGAACTAGCAAACAAGTTTGCCGATGGGCGTGTATTGATTGGTGGTGCTGGTGGGTATCAACCACTCACACATACACCGAGAATATGGGCTAATGTCGTCAAAGACATCTACGAAGGAACTCAAAAATCAGAGTAGATGGTAGGATTGCGTTGTGTGGGAGCACTAATCGCTCTCATGCAAAGCATCTTACACAGAAAAACTGGCCACCCAGGGTAAAACAGGAGTTGAAATGGACATCTTCGTCGTTATTTTAGCAATTTTAGGTTTTCTTGTCATCGTTTGGCTAGCAATAGCAGTCGATAAGAGGACAGAACCGATTGAATACACGGATGAAGAGGAAATTTCAGCACTTTTAGGTGTTGTAATGCCTAAAAACGAACAGAAAGAAGAAAAATAGATGCCAAGTTGGTTGATTTTACTCAGAGATTTGGTTTGGACATCAATTTTTGCGATTATAGCCGTCATTGCGACTATTTTCATCGCTATTTTTGCTCCAAGCAACATTGGATTGATACTTGGGACAGGATTGTCAGCAATTTCGCTCTCAATTCTCTCGCTCCGAGGCTAGTTATTCCAATAGCAAACACAATTGAATAACATTTGTATTACAGATACAATTTCAATAGAAACCACAGACCCATACGGGTCATTACATAGAAAGATAAAAGAAGAAATGACAAAGATAAAGAAAGCAAATCAAAAGTTGCCGTTTTACATCACTTCATTGCTCAATTCCGCTAAGCCAGCAGATAGAGATAACATAATTCGTTCATTGAGTAACAATGGATGGACACTAAGTGCTATCTCTCGCTCAGTTGAACTCAGTAGAGAGCGTGTTCGTCAGATTTGTGAAACACCAATTGATGGACCAATGCCACCTGACTTCACTAACCCAACTCCACCGATGTATCCAGCAAAAGTGGAAAGAGAGTTTGTTGAGCCATCGCCTGAAATCCTAGCAAGATTGTTGGAACTAAAGCCGATGGCAATGCAGGTTCGCTCACACGCCACTCGCTTCAGAGCAGAGGCTGAAGAGTACACTCAACTAATTGCTAAGGCTCACTTGGAAGATGGCGTTACGCTATATCGATTGGCTAAGCGTATGGGAGTTACTCACTCAGCACTTCGTTTCAGACTTGCTCGCTATGGATACAAGACAAGCGAAAAGGGTCAGAGCAGAGTATATACACCAATCAATCCTAAGAACAGACACTCAAGGTAGTGAGCACATCCAATCGTGTGCTTCTGGTAATCAACTTACTTGTAGGTGCGTTCTTATTAGGTTCTGCTTCATCGCAATCAGTTTCAGCAGTTGAATCAAACTCTGTAATCTCTGCTTGTGTGAATAAGTCAAGTGGTGCTTTACGGATAAGTAGCAAATGTACTAAGACCGAAAGACCACTGACTTGGAACCAAACTGGAATTCAAGGACCAACTGGACCTCAAGGACCCGCTGGACCTAAAGGCACAGATGCTTCTATCAAAACTAAACTAATCACAATCAAATACATAGGAAATGGTACAAGTCTTCTTGGCTGTGGAGATGGTTCTGTTGGATTAGCCACTGGAACAGCAACTACTTATACTAACTGGCAATACGGGTCAGTTTTTCTAACTAATAGATACAACTGGCAGAGTAATCCATATTGCTCGCTCACGATTAGGGTAATTGAGTAATACCGAAACTTGTTCGCCAATAGTGAAACCCTTGACAAATGTCAGGGGTTTTCACTTTACTGCGATACAATACTTGTATGAACAACATAGAAAAACTCTCAGATAAGTTATACACCAAGTACTACCAAGGCGTGCCTTGGGACAGGCTCACCGATGAAGAAGCCTGTATGTCTATTGGAAAAGCAATTACTAAAGTGCTGAACCAGATAGTCGCTACCGAGAAAGAAAACCTGATTGCCCCTGTTCGTGGTATGAATACCGCTAAGAAAGAAGCATTGATTAGGCTCTCAGTAGATATCGCAAATCGTGGCATCGAGTTGATGCTGAAGAAAGAACGAAGCAACTAACATCTCCATCCACTGGGCAAGTTTGCCTGGGTTGCCATTTTTTCTGTGCATTACAATAGATTCATGGCCAAATCTATAATGGAACAAATCGCTCTTCTGCCTGATGCAGAGAGAGCACTCGTCTTATCTGGCATGGATGCCGATACTCTTATGTGGGATTGGTCAGTCTGGGGCAGACCTGAACAGCACGCTCCCGTAGGTGATTGGGCAGTCTGGATGTATCTTGGTGGTCGTGGTGCTGGTAAGACCCGTGCCGCAGCCGAGTGGGTGAGAGAGCAAGCCAAATACACTAACACGGGTCAAAGGCGTTTTGCTTTGGTTGCGAGAACAGCAGCAGATGTGCGAGATGTAATCGTTGAGGGTGAGAGTGGAATTATGAATGTATCTCCACCTAGCGAAAGACCATTGTATGAACCATCAAAGCGAAGACTAACTTGGCCTAATGGAAATACTGCTACTTGCTTTACTGCCGATGAGCCTGACTCTTTGCGTGGTCCACAATTTACTCACGCTTGGGGAGATGAGATTGCTGCTTGGCGACAGACACCTGACGCAGCAGGTATGACTGCTTTTGATAACTTGCGTGTAGGAACTCGTCTTGGTCGTAATCCACAGATTATGGTTACTACTACACCTAAGCGTGTTCCATTGCTCTACAAGTTGATAGAAGAAAGTAAGAACACTGGTCGTGTAGTTATCACTCGTGGTTCTACTCTTGATAACTCTGGAAACCTAAGCGTTGCTTATCTTGATGCTATTACGGGTGTCTATGCTGGAACTCGTCTTGCTCAACAGGAACTTTATGGTGAGATGTTGGATAGCGTTGAGGGTGCTTTGTGGAATGATGATTTGATTGAGGTACATAGACAGAACGCTCTACCACTGAACACACCACTGCGTTGTATTGGTGTTGACCCTAGCGTTGCTGAGAACCCTAGAGATGAATGCGGAATAGTTGTAGTCGCATCAACTGGTGAGAGAGATTTGTATAAGCGTCAGGCTTGGGTATTAGAAGATGCTAGCGTGTTAGGTTCGCCTGAAGTGTGGGCTAACCGAGTAGTTGCTATGGCTCGCAAGTGGGGCTGTCCAGTTATTGCTGAAGTCAATCAAGGTGGAGCATTAGTTCGTAATGCTATCAACGCCATTGACCCTAGTATCAAAGTATTAGAAGTCCATAGCAAATACGGAAAGCAACTTCGTGCTGAACCAGTCGTGCTTGGCTATGAGCAAGGGCGTGTCCATCACATTGGATACTTACCTGACTTAGAGAGTCAGATGCTAAGTTGGGTTCCGGGTGAGGGTAGGTCGCCAGACAGAGTAGATGCTTTAGTTCACGCTCTTACCGCTCTTATGATAAAGCCACCAGCAGGGTTTGTAGGTGGCAAACTAACTGCTAAGTCTATGGCTGGTCGTAAAATACCAGATGCTAGAAGTAGTTTCTTTAGAGTTAGATAAGAAAAATCCCCTGCCACATTGACAGGGGATAAATCTTAGTTTCTCCAGATTGCTAACTGCTTTTCATCTAAGCCGAGTAAGTATCTCTCAAAGTTCTTATTACATAGAACCCAAGATGAACGCTTCTCTCTCATCAGTTTGATAGCATCTGCTGGCTCATAGCCGTCACGAATTAGAACCAAAGCCATAACTAAACCGCTACGATTTAGTCCAGCCTGACATCTAATAAGAACTCTCTTACCAGACTTCCAATCTTTATGAGCCATCTTAACTATGTCCAATAGATTTTCTACTGGGTCAAAGTCAGTTAGCGAACTATCATAGAAGCCGAACCTAAGTTCCTTGACGAACCAATCAACTGGGTCAGCACTTGCGTAAAGTGTATAGACGCAATCAAAGTGTTTCTTGCTAATCTCTTTGCCGATAACATCTACTTGCTCAAACCAGTCTTCATTGCCATAAGCATCAAGTGTTCCACCTTGCCATAGGTCAGGCAAAGTTTCAGTCCATAGAGATTTAGGCAAATCATTGTGCCGTGGTCGCTCAAAGTCAGACAGATTATTTCTTGTTGGTAGTGTCATTTGTAATCACTCCTTTCGTTTGTTTATAAGTGATACCACTATTATTACAAACAGATAACTATTTGTCAAGTGGTTTAGATAGATTACTTTCTATCACTACTCTATCTATAACCATACGGATAGGCTATTTATTCCCAGATTTCCTTGCCGTTCCCAGTTATTTACTTAGTCGCATATACACGGGTGTCGCCCAGTCCGCCCCAGATACACGGCTGCTCACACACCGACACACACACAAACAACATAGGGTTTCTCCCCTGGGTTACCAGATTTTCCTTTTCTTTTTGCCCCATCTGAGCCCGTGTGTCCTTAGAAACATAGCATCTTATGTAATAACTGGTATAGCAAGCCCGCTTTTCTCCGTACTTGCTCCCGAATGATAATGCGGTCAGCCAGTTCTTATGAATTGTATTTGTACTGCTCGTCTGGGCTTGTCGGCAGGTCGGTATGCCAACTCCCACCATCTAAGCCCTGTTTTGAGGCATTTAGTTAGGTCAGGCTAACCTAAGTGCCTAAGATAGCCTACTCATAGGCTTTTCTTAGCCTACTAATAAGTCTTAGATAGGCTATGTAGAGCCTAGATAAGTCCTAGATAAGTCTTACATTGCTTCTTCTAAGAACAAATAAGTCATCACAAGTGCTCACATATGTCAAATAAGTCATAAATAAGTCATAAATAGGCTGTTTGGTCGCTAAAATCGGCATAAAAACGGCATTTTTTTCGGCATTTTTGGCCGCTTCTCGAAACAAATTTCGATGTGCTCGCCAGTAACCGTAGCCGTCTCACCCACCAAAGGCAAAAAACACTAATGTATCTTTTTTCTCCGTCAGTAATAAGTTTTTATCGCATAAGGGCCGCTCCCGGATTTTCCAAAAAAATCGCTTCCAATACACAGTGCTAAACTCAATACATTATGAGTAAAGACAGAGAATACGCTAGAAACTATCAACTCGGCCAAGACGAAGTTGATTTCATCAACGCCCTTACGAAAAAAGCAAAGTACTACCGAGCCAAGCAACTTTTTGATGCGGGTTGGTCGCTACAAGCAATAGGAAATGCGTTTACGCCAACGCAACAACGCTCCACTGTTCAGTATTGGACAACACAGGCTAACCCAGCCTTTGCCACAAACAAACCAGTTCCATCTCCTTGGGGCGGGTTCGCCGACGCTCCTATGCCAAAACCCGTAAAAGGCTATCAACTCAAACGCCCTAAGTCCCCCGGTATTACACAAGAAACACAGAAGCGTTTGCGAGAACTAGCCCCCCTTGCTCGTTATTATAGAAGTGGTATGAATTCATCAACGCCCTTTGCAATAGCAAACGAAGAGATGACGGCAATAGTTCGGGAGTTATACAATAACAATGTCAAGATTGCCGAGATTGCGAGAGCAGCGGGAATTACAAACCGAGCCATTGCTCGTAGATTGGGTAAGTAATGAAAATAATTCACGACATCTTTCCGTCTCACCTAAGCGTTGCTCCAACCGATTATTCAGACGATGTGTTTTCAATTGAGGCTCAGGGAAATCCAAAGGGCGTTTTTTACCGAGACATTACTCGTATAGTAATTATTGAAGATGAAAAAGGTCTAACGATTTGGGTCGCTCAAGATTCACCAACAGGTGCTCAAATTATTTTCCAAGAGCGTTTATCAGAATTTTACAAAGCGGACAAACAAGAGCAGGTGTCCAGAGCAAAAACCATAAGCGGAAAACTCATAGCGTTTCAAAAAGACAGCAACTGTGGATGCGGGTCTAGGCTCAAGAGTTGGAATCCGTATCGCACACTTCACTCCGTAAAGGACCAGTTCTAATGTTTATTGACCCATTTACTTTTATTCTTATTGCCCTTGCCGTTTTCAGAATTAGCAGACTAATTATTGAAGACCAAATCTTTGAGCGTTTGCGAGAAGCGATTTGGAAAAAGTTTCCACCACATACTTGGCTAGGTTATTTGATTACTTGTTATTGGTGTTTGAGCATTTGGATTTCATCGGCTTTCGCAATTTGCTATACAATAGTTCCTGTGGCAACTGCTATCGTTGCTCTACCTTTTGCATTATCAGCAGTTGCCGCACTCATTTCCAAGCGTCTAGACGACTAAAGGAGAACACAACTTGGGCGTTTTCAGGCGTGATAAATCACCCGCAACAAATACTCCACAGCGTGGTATTCGTGCTTCTAATCCAGTAGCGAATACTCTCCCTGCTAACTCTGTTTTTCTAAAACCAGTTCCTAACGCTGCCCCGTCTGCCCCTTACAACGCACCTAGAGCATTGACCGCTGCGGCTGCTCAACTAAAAATTGGCGACAAGTCCGAAGCCGAGCAATTCAAAAATCGTAGGGCAGCAGCGTCGTCTGCTTGGCAATCAGAAGCGTGGGAATACTACGACGCAATTGGTGAAATCAAATACGCTTTCAATCTTGTTGCTAGCGTTGTTTCTCGTATTCGTCTTTATCCAGCAGTAGTTTCTAATCCCGCTGAAAGCCCAAGTCCAATTAGAAATGTTGAAGCCTTTGACCAGCGTATTGTCGCTGCCGCTGAGCGTGCTCTAGCAAGACTTGATTCAGCGTATGGCGGTCAGGCTGGTCTGCTAAAAGACGCAGCACTAAATCTCCAAGTAACTGGTGAGTGCTACCTAAGTCAAATTCCTCAACGCCCTTCAGATGGAACTCCAGAGTCTTGGGATATTCGTTCCGTTGATGAAATCACAGTTGATAGCAGAGCAAATGTTGTTATCAGTCCTAGACGAGAACTAAAGACCGCTGGTGGTGGAACTCAAAAGGGCGTTTATGTTTTGCCGAAAGGTGCGTTCATTGGTCGTATTTGGAAAGCACACCCACGCTTTTCCGAAGAAGCCGATTCATCAATGCGTGGAATTTTAGACTTGTGTGCTGAACTTCTACTTTTGAACCGCACATTCCGTGCAACGGCGCGTTCCCGTCTGAACGCTGGTGCGCTCTATCTGCCTGACGGTCTTTCGGTTGCTGCTAACCCAGACCCAGATTTCCCATACACAGATGCCGACGGTATCTACGACAGCCCTACTCCAGAGGAGTTGGAAGACGAATTTGAAGACCAACTTATGGATGCTATGACAACTCCTATCAAGGATGAAGATTCAGCGTCTGCCGTTGTTCCGTTGATTATTCGTGGACCTGCTGAACTTGGAGATAAAATCAAGCAGTTCAAGTTTGAGCGTTCATTTGACCCTGCTCTTGCTCAGCGTGCTGACCGTGTTCTTGAAAGAATTCTTCAGGGTCTAGATGTTCCAAAAGACATCGTTACTGGTCTAGCAAATGTGAAGTATTCAAACGCACTTCAAATTGACGAGGCTTTGTACAAGGCTCACATTGAGCCACTGATGTTGCTTATCGCCGACGCTCTTACAGTTGTCTATCTACGCCCATACCTACTTGCTAACGGATTTACCGAGCCAGAAGTAGAACGCATTGTTGTTTGGTATGACCCATCACAGGTTGCTACTCGCAATGACCGTGCCGCAGATGCGGACAGCGGTTTTGAGAAGATGGCAGTTTCGTTTGAGACTTGGCGTAGAGCACACGGTTTCTCCGAAGCAGAGGCACCAAGCCCAACCGAAGTTGCGTTGCGTTTGCTTGTTGAAAAGGGAATGATTACTCCAGAACTTACTGAAGCAATGCTTGGTGTTGTTGCTCCAGATGTTATGGAGAAAATCCGTGCTTCAGCACAGGCAGCACAGCCAACTCCAGCAGTTCCGGGTCTAGACCAAATGCTTCAGGGCGGTCCGCCACCTGAAGGTGGAGAAGCACCACCCGCTCCAGAAGAAGCACCACCTGGATTAGCAGAGCCAGGAGTAACCGAAGAAAGTGCTCCAGTTCCACCGACAGAAGAAGTCGCACCGCCACAGCCTATCGCTCCGTCAGACGCTACTCCGCCAGGCCTAGCCGAACCTACTCAGTAAGAAAGAAAAATGCATCAGAAATTAGCAGAACATCTAGCAGTATGTTTAGCCGATACGGTTACATACAAGTTCATTGCTCACGGCTATCACTGGAATGTGAAAGGTCCTGAGTTCACTCAGTTTCACGACTTCTTCGCAACACTTTATGAAGACGCTGATTCAGCAATTGACCCGTTAGCCGAGAATATTCGCAAACTTGGGTTTGACGCTCCATTTACTTTAGAAGACTTTGCTTCTCTAACTTGCGTTAGCGTAAATCCAGTTTCAGGCGACCCGATTGAAATGAGTAGCAATCTATACGAAATAAATTGCCACCTTAAAGAGTGTTTAACAAAAGCGTTTGATATTGCCAACGCTTGTAATGAACAAGGAATTGCCAACTTCCTAGCAGAGCGTATTGACCAACACGCTAAGTGGGTTTGGCAAATAGGCACCACTATTGGTGCTGACTCAACCGTCATAACCAGAATCGAGTTCAAGTAATGAGTGAATACGAAAACTTTGACCCTGTTGATGAAATAAATAAAATCATTGAAGGTGCCGACAGACCTGCTCTTCCATCTGTTTATGTGAAGAAAGATAAAACAAATGTTGTCATCGAAGGTACTGCTTTAGTAGCGTCAGCAAACAGCAAAACTCTTCCTAGCCGTAGAGTTGGAAGATTTGAAATGCTTGAAGTTCTAGAGCGAAGTCTCAACAGAACAGTCACCAATTTCAACAACCCCTCTCAAAGAGCGTTTACCGCAATGAGAGAATTATCAGACTTTGTGAATATGGCAACTACTGGCGCACAGCCAAAGATTGCTGGAGAACACAGAGACCTACTTCCAGTAGGACACCCCCTATCAACCAGACCAAACGACTTTTCTGAGGAAGAGTTGGCTCAAGCCCGTGCTGAGTGGATGTCGGCAGACCCTAGAATTGCCGAAGAGTTCCGCCCATTAGTCGCTACTGCTTTTGTTACACCAGAAGAGAGCGTAGAGCGTGAGTATCTAATAGCAAAGTTGGAAGCAACTAACGCTACCCAAGTACCAAGGGATATCATCCTCGGCTTGACCGCCGCTGGAAACCCTTACGCTGGGGGGAACTCTTTTTTAGCACGAAGCGCCAGGGCTAGGGCTCAGCGCCGCGACAGAAGAGGTCGCTTTGCTTGGATGGGCGGTGGAGCCAGAGTATGGCTCGGAAAATTATTTGACGCAGTATCTTCTTTGTTCAGATTTGCTGGATACGACGCAAAAACAGATTCGTTTGACCTAGAGGGCGTTCCAGGTAGCCCTTACTTTGGAAAAGTTATTAGCGTTCCCGCTTCACAAGTAGAAGCGATAAAAGCAATTCTTCCAGACAGTTTAGGGTTGCCAGAGCCACGCTCAAAGAGCGTTGCTAAAAATTTAATTGTGGACCCAAGCACTTTACAACTAAAAGATGCTCCAACTGGTTGGGAAAAAGTTTCTAGCGAAAACGGCGTTGATGTTTTCCGTTCCGCTGATGGTTGGATAGCAACTCGCTATCCTAACCTTGCCTCAGCACCAAAAGAGAGTAGCATCACTCGTACTCGTGGTGCTAATTCTGATAAAAGCATAAATCCAGACCTACCCGTTTATCACATTGCCCAAGGTTCCGCTGACGGAACGGTAGTTGATAAGCCATTTGCCGTGGCTCAGGGGTGGGGTGACGCTCAGGCGTTGATTGCTCGCTATGATAAGAAACTTTCTCCTAGCAAAAAGAAAGCCGAATTAGATGAACCACAAGAGCAAGGATTTATAAAAGGCTGGAAAAAGCAAGAAAGAGGCTACATACCAGCGGATTATAATCCTTACGGATACTACGCTGGGGGCAGAGATGTCGCTATGGGAAACGATTCTTATACAGACCCTAGTGGCCGATTTATTGCTGTATCTATGGCTCCTAAAAAGCAAGAGCAAGCCAAAAATGTTAGAAAGCAAGTTCTTGAAAGTGGGAAGCCAATTGAAACTTTTGACGGTGCTAAAGACTGGGATGGCGATGTAAGCAATTTATGGAGACTTGAAAGAGTAAGAAGCGACGGTAAAAGAGAGATACTTGGCTACTACCAAGATACCGAAGACATTGAGCGTGATACTGAAATTCCAAAAGACCTAGAACAAGGACAAGATTTCTACGAAGAAATAATTGCCAACACATTGCAGTGGGGCGGAAACTCGGTTGATTTTGTTGATGGAAGTAATCCAGACCAAGGATATTTAGTTGCTCACGAGGCTGATGTTGTGCAACCAGATGGAAGCGTAAAAAAGCGTGAGCAGTTAGTTACTCCAGAAGACTTTATGGACCCAATCGAGGGGCCAAAAATTCTTCGTGCTTATGCTTTAAAAAACCAAGAAAAACTTATGGAAAAAGGTTTTTATCTTGGAACTTGGACAGACATGGTTGAGGTGAAAGACGAAAATGGAAATGTAATTGACAAGAAAGAAATGGTCTTTCTAGATGTCAGTGAGTGGATAAAAGATTTTGATGATGCATTTGACGCTGGAGAAAAACGAGGCGAAATTGCTATTTTTGGTGCCTCAGAGGGCAAGAGTTATTACATTGAAGTTGAAAAGCGTAGAAGAGAAACAATACGAAATACTCCAGTTCTAGATAAAGAAGAAGATAAAAGAGTTAGGGAAGAATCCGACAGGATTACAGATGAAGAAAATAAGTGGTTTAGAGATAATTATGCAGTTTGGCAAAACTTTGAGCGTGATACTGGAATAGGATTTTTTAAAGACGACGGTTCTCCAAATCCAGAAGTAGCAAAAGTAAGTCCAGAAATTTATGAACACCTAAAACGCAGAGACGACGCTGAAAAAAATAGAAATTCTGTATTCCAAAATTACATTCGTTCAGTTTTTGAAATGGCTGACGGTATGGACCCGGGCGGGAAAAACAACGGACTTGCTGTTAATCAAGGTTTATTAGACATTAGAGATAGGTATGTCGGCGACGATGAAGCAACTCTAAAGATGAACGCTGGTCTCCGAGAAGGTCAGGTTGCTAGTTCTAAAGTAAAAAGCGTGGATAGGCTTGTAAATAAATCTAAATTAAAACAAAACACCGTGCTGTATAGGGGGGCTTGGCTAGACCCTGAGTTGGTAAGTCAAATAGAAATTCAGGACTCTTACTTTGACAGAGGTTTCCAGTCTTCTGGACTAGATGTAGACACCGCAACAAGTTATTTAGATTTTAGAGCCGAAAAAAGTCAAGGCAAAGAAAGAGTTGTTTTTAGAATTCTTGCTCCGCAGGGTATGAATGCTATACATGTTGGCGACGATGAAGTAATTATGCGTCGCAATACAAAAATGACTATAATTAGAAAAACTAAGTTAGATGACACAACATACATTGATGTGGATATCGAACCTCAAACAAAGGAGCAAATAGATGTCAGACTCCAAGGACTCGTCAAAGGGCCACGACCTGAATCTAGTGAAAGTCCCGGAGAACTTCTCCCAGATGACGGAGGAGGAGCAGATGGCTTGGGCGAAGGAGGCCCATTCGAAGTTAATTACGCGCCTCTCCCCACCACAAGACCAGACTCAGAAAGAGTAACTGACCCACAACTAGCAATTTGGCTAAGACTTTCTAAAGATGTACTGGGAGTAAGTCTAAACGGCATAATTGACGAGGCTATTGCTATAAATCAAAACAATGACCCAGAAAAACACTTGGCTAAAAGGCTAAAAGCAAATGTTGCTAAATCTCTAGCAGAAAAACTCAAGGATGTTGACGACAAAGAGTTTGTAAGAGTATTAGATGATTTGGGGGTGTTCTCTGGACTATCTAAACACATGGACTGGTCTGAGCCTAAAAAACTTCAAGAAGTAATTTTTTATAGTCTAGATGCAAGAAAAGAAGTTGGTGTAAACCTTAGAGCAGAATTTGCTAATGTCTTGAGATGGGCTACGACAAATAATGATTTTTATAGAGAACAGAAGGAACTCGTTGACAAAATTAATTCTACTAAAGAGGTAACTCTTGAAGAAGCACGACTAATTCTTGATGCCTATAATGAAAATGGTCGATTAGGCGGATTTACTCTTTTCAAAAATCTTATTCTTCCAGACAGTGATAATAGAGAATTTTTAGATGCTGTTAGGTATACCGCCGTTTCAAGCCTAGTTAGTCGATGGGCATCCACATCCAACGGTTCGCATGTTTCGTCTCTTGCTATTCAAGAAGTGGCTAGAAGACAGTTTGGCATTAGAGGTTCAGCCGAATGGAATAACGGAATCGGTATGGAGATACAGGTTAAAGATGTTGCTGACAAAAACAGAAACTTGATTGGAAGATTTTTACAAGCCCAGTATGACCTCACTCAAGAATATTTCAAGAAAAAGGGTATATCTAAAATAACTCTCTATCGTGGAGTCAAAAACTTCAAGGCTCACGATATGCCAAAGACCACTTCCTCAACAGAAAATGGCATTTCAGGAGCAGTAAGACTAAGACCTTTATCATCTTGGTCGACTTCAGAGGGGGTAGCAATTGGGTTTGCTAGGGGAGAAGACGGAAGAGTATTCCGTAAAGAATTTGATGTAAAAAACATATTTTCTATGCCAGGCTTTGGTAATGGTTGTTATGAAGAAAAAGAAATGGTAGTTCTAGGTGGAGTTGTAGATAGCGTTGATATAGGAACCTACAGTGTTCTAAACACTCGTGGAGAAGGTAGTCCAGTCAAATACCCATCTCCAGAGCCACAAGCCATTACTTACGAATCTCTTCCAAACTTACTTCCAGACTTGGGATTAGAAGTAAATTACGCTCCTTCGCGCCGTGACTCTAGACTACTAAACGACGCAGAAAGAAATGAAATTGCGCGACACCACCCAACAGAAGCAATTTGGGTATCAATTGCCGAAGACTCCACTTTCCACAAAAGGGAGATGCCACTTACTCTAAAAAATTCATTGGAATTCCACGACAGAGAGGCAATTCGCACTGGTCAAATAGGAACTGGTCCTATGGGCGAGGGGACCGTAGAACTAGCAAGGGCTTTGAAAAAGGGTGTGGCACAAAACCTTGAAAATAAAATGTCTTCTGTTGAAGCATCGGAGTGGGCAGAAACAGCAAATCTTTTCAAAGACTTGGGCATAGTCGTCAACTTTCCTAATGATGAAGAGAGCAGTCAATATGGAGTTGTAAGAGCACTTATTAGTTCTTGGGCTTTTACTTCAAACGGCGACGAGCCTTTATCTTTAGCAATTCAAGAATTAGCCAAAAAAGAATTTGGAATTGAAAAGGCGGCTGATTGGGAAATTAGCCCAGAGAAACAAGTAAAAGTAGATAAAATTTTAGAAACTAGCGAAAACTTAATTAGAAAGTTTCTAAGGGCTCAATACGACCTTACTCAAGAATATTTCAAGCGTAAGGGAATAAAAAAACTTACTTTGTTCCGTGGAGTAAAGAAATTTAGTAACCACGAAATTGTAGAGTCTACTTTTCCTAACGGTGGAAAATTTACCGCAACTTTGGGCCTTAGACCGTTATCGGCTTGGACTACAAGCAGAAGAATTGGAACAATTTTTGCCAACCGCTACGAACAAAGTAGGTTGTTCCGCAAAGAGTTTGATGTAAAAGATATATTCTGTTTCCCTGGCACTGGTTTTGGTTGCTTAGATGAAAGAGAATTTGTTGTTCTTGGTGGAAACACTAAAGGCATAGATGTCTCTAGTCAAAGAGATATGAGCCCATTAGGAGGAATAAGTGATGCTTTTAACTTTGAAAACAGGGCAGCCAATTATCAAGTTGTATTTGATAGCGATGTTGAAAGTCCGCTAGACCAAATTGCTGAAAGTGGATTTAGACTTGGCGAATGGGTTAACTATGCTCCTGAAAGACTTATTCGGCCAGAAAGAGACGCAGTTGCTGACATAACCTCGTTTGACCCCACAGACGAGATACCTAATTCTCCAAAAAATGCTGGCGGAATGACACGAAACACTTGGTGGGCGTGGGAGAGAGGTCCTGACGGAAATCAATTCATTGACTACATGCGTCAACAGGCTTGTCGTTTAATTGGACTACCAGTTCCAGAAACTGAGTTTGATAAGGGCAAGGGAAGCCACTTTATGCTCCAAAGAGGCTGGGGTGCTCCGGGCGAAAAAGCCATAAAGGGAATGGTCAATGCTATTGCAAATAGTCGCCCTCAACCGCCACTATATCGTGGGTTGGCAAACGGATATGGCGAAAACGCTTCTACTCCAGAATTAGAAAGACTAAGAAGCGTTAGAGAGGGCGATACGGTTGATATGCCACTTGCTTCTGCCACGCGCTCACCCGGAGTTGCCACTTGGTACGCAACTAATAGGGGCACAGATAGGGGTCCTATAATTCTAAAAATTAGAGAAGGTGCTAATGGAGTGTCTCTCTCTAAAACTAACTCATTCTACCCGCACGATTACGAAACTGTAGTAAACGGAAAGTTTAGAGTAGTCGGCAACCAAACCGTTCTTACTCCAGTTTGGTCAAGAGATTATGTAAATATTTTTGACACTGAAGACCGCCCAGCAGAGGGTATACCAATTCTTCGTGGGCAAGTACCAGAAGATTTGCTAAATGAAATACGAGAAGCATTGATAAAAAATCCAAAAGACGATTTATCACGCTTCAACACCGATACGTTGAAATTTACTAACGACAGAAATAGAAGCAAATACTCCATTCCAATTTCAGTTTGGATGTTGAGCGAACCAAAAGAAATTCAAGTAATTGAGTTGGAACAAGAAAAAGTTTATAGCATTGACGAAAACAAGCCTGAATCTAAAAATGACCAGCCAGAAACATACGAAAATGTGGAACCATTTTTTGCCGAAAAATTAGAGGCTAATGCTGAAAAAGCGCCACTTGACTCTCCAGCAGAAGGTTTTATAGTAAGTTATGCCCCACTAAATCTAACTGGTCCTCAAAAATTAGTAAGTTCAGATGTCCCAGAACCTAAAAAATACGGAAAAGATTTAAAAAAGCGCGAACAATTATTTAAAAAATATGAAGAAGCAGAAAATAAGTTAGACAGAGCCAGAAAAGAGATTTTAGACAAAGAGCGCGCGGCGAGGAGGGCTAACGGAGGTGCCTACCGACCACTACCGTATAAGTACGATATGGATGAAAATGGCAGATTAGTGCCTAATCCTCGTCTTATAGACGAACTAGGAAGAAAGTATTTTAATTTAGTTCAAGACTTGGCTGATTCCATAAACGCTCTGAGAGATTTTGATAAGAAATTTATTGAAAGCAAGTTTGAATTATCTGTTGGCGGAGTTATACCAAATCCGCCGTCAAGGACAGAAATTACAAGTCCGGGAGATATTTGGCAAGGACTAAAAAATGTCAGAAAAGAATCGTTATATGCCATAGGCGACTGGGGCGCAAGTGAGACATCAAGACAGGTACTAGCCAGCACAAGAGGTAGTTATGTCTATAACAAGAGTATGAAACCTGAATTTGTTTCTAGAATTTCTCCACTAATATCTCAATCAACTTTAAAAGAAAATACTCAACTTCACAGAGGCGAGTGGCTACCAGAAAATATAGTTGACGCTGCCGAAGTGGGAGACTCAATTTATTTTGACAATATACAGGAACTGAGTTTGTTATCTGATGTGCCTAACAAACAATTGCTTCGCAGGAACGGCGACCAATTAGATAAAACCTATTATTTCAACAAAGGCAAAAAACCAGTGGTTCTTAGATTGAACTGCCCTAAAGGTATGAATGCTTTATATACAAAAAATCAAGCAGACGAAAGTGAAAACTTTAGCGATATTGATGCTGGAAGAGATAGAGAAGACGCTATGGTGCAAGCAGTTCTTTTGCGCCCAGATGTAAAAATGAAATTAGTAAGTAAAACCGAAAAAGACGGAGTTACTTACCTTGAGTTTGATGTAGAGCCAAAAACAAAAGAAGAAATTGAATCAAATAAAAGTGGCTTAATCAAAAAAGACGGTCAAGTAGTAGAACAAATAATGCCACAACCAGAGGACCTTGGCGCATTAGAAACTCCTGAAGGATTTATATTAGGCAACGACGCTCCGATAGAACCAGATAATAGATTAGTAGTAAATTACGCCCCTAAAAACAAAAATAAAGGCGCTGGTCTTGCTAAAGAAGTTGAAAGAAGACAAAAATTAGCGGAAGCACAAAAAAAGATACAAGGAGAACTTAAAGAAAAGCAAGAAAAAGAAAAAGAAATTCTTAAAGAAAGGATGGAGGAGCAAAAAGAAGAGTTAGCACAAAAAATTCCAGAAATTGCTCAAATGCTACCGTCGTCTCCACAAGATTTACTTGACCCTAATCAGCCGTTAAATATTTTGGGCTCTACAGACATTACTCAAGAAATTTTTAATGTGCCTGGCGGTGACGACCCAGAAAAACCAAACTCAATTCAAATTTTAGAGCCTAATCAAGTTTGGAAAGATTTAGTTTCAACAATGGAAGCATTGGGTTCTGCTGCTTCTGATGATATTGAAAATCAAGTAAATGAAAAATTTGCTGAAACAATTAAAGATTTAAATGCTCAAAAGAAGCAAGTAAAAGCGTCTAGAGATGAAGCAGAATTAGGATTAAGAACACTAGAAAGAGCAGCCCAGCAGTTAGAAAACTCAGCAATTCTAAATAATTTTGGGGCTAATAACAGTCCTGTGCGACAAAGTATTATAGATACGGCTTTAAGTTATATCAATGACAAATATTTTTTAAAAGACCCTAACGCCCCAGATTTGGTTTGGAATAGTGATTTTGGTGCTTTTGCTCAGTGGGCTGTAAAAAAGAGATATCCAAATATATCGAAAGACGAAGCCCTCACAAAAACATTGGCATTATTAACAGCCGCCAACTCTCACTTAATTGAAATTGCAAAAATGCCAGACTCTGCTCAAAGAGACGCAGAAGTAAAAAAAGTTATTGCAAAAATGATGTTAGGAACTTACTTTACTCAAACATGGGAATCATTTTTTGATGCCGCGCATAATTTAAATGTTACTAATAACCCGAACTCTGCGGCTTGGGAAGCGGAATTGTCCGAAATTATTGGCAATAATCCAATACCTGATTATAACCAACTTGCTAGGAATTTGTTTAATAAATTAGAAATTTATGAAGATAATAAAAAGAATTACAAAAAAGCAATAACAGATTTTTCTAAAAAGGTGCATGATGAAATAATTAAACCAAAATTAGAAGAGTTAGGAATTGTTTTTGGCCATAGTGTCACTATAGAACCAAGAGAAATAAACTATGTTGGAAAAGGTTCCCTTGGTCATGATGCGAATCGTAACCCCGTTTTTGTTCCTAATCCTTCAATTCGGGCTACTGGTGATTTAACAGATGCTAGAGGGTATGCTTCTATTTTGACTGAAGCAATACAAACCTTACCTTACCCGATTGCTTTGCTAGTAAAAAACTTTATAGCAAGTAATGATGTTATATTTTTTGCCACAGATAGAGGAAATTTTAGTTACCTGCCTAAAGATAGGAGTACCTATAGTTTATCGGGCAATCTTTCGCCGCAAGATGCGTTTATGTCACTTGGTCTAGATGGGCCAGATGAAGATGATTCAAGTGGCAGACCGATACCGGGTAGTGGTAGGAAAAGGGCAGTGAGCGTTGCGGCACATGAACTGACTCATATGATGATACAAGCATTATTTCCAGAACTTAAGCCAGCGGAGTGGGCTGTTTTGGCTCGTTTTATAACCCAAAGGGATGCTAACGGAAATCTAATTCAAAATCTTGTAAACGGAAATCTTGGAGACACGGTTTTGAGCAGTGAAATAACTAATCTTACACCAGCAAGTTTGCTTGCATTATTAAGCAACGAAGAAGTGTCGGTTTTTGCTCCTGAAATTTCCACTCCTTACTCTACGCAACATCAAAAAGGTTCTAAAAAAGTTGGTGGAGTTCGCGGGCTAAATCCGTTTCTTCATGGAGAGTTTTTCTCAACTCTAACTCAAGCCATGTTTTCGGGGGACCCGACCATTATGTATCCAGGAAATCTTGTTAGTCCTGGAGATAAACTTAGAGTAGGTTTTAACGCAGACGGAACACCTAAATACTTTACTATACCAGATGGTCCGATTTTTAATGCTGGTGCCTTGCCAGTGGGTATAGTATTATCTTTATTAATGAATGAATTAGCAAAACAAAAGCAAGGAATACCATAATGGCAGAAAACGAAAATGAAGAAGTAATCTGGTCTGAAACCGACAACGAAAACGCCGACTGGATAAAGTCGCTTTCTTGGGATTTACCGACTGAGCCAGAAGAGTTTCTAAGGTCTCTAGGTGGAACCAGCATTGAAGACTTTTTGAAATTGCCAGCAGCCAAGGCTATGCCAGCCGAACTGCTAAACGAACTAATCAAGTCTGGGCACATAAAGCCAAAAGGTGTCTAAATGAAAGTCACTTTTCCAGATGGAAGTTATCTAAATTATTATTTTTATTTAGACATAAAGCCAGAGTTTCTAGATAACGACAAGTGTTTGGCTCTCCGCGCTTGGCTTGATTGGCGTATGTTGCTACTAGATAAAGGCACAAAAACTTACAGATTTGATAAATTTCTGGCAGACATGGAAGTGAAAAGCGACGACCCGCTATTCTTCAGAATGTTTATAGAAGAGAATTTTGTAATGGTCAAATTTGAGGGTGATTTAGTTCCAGAAATCCCTGAAAAATATAAGACTTTTTAATTTATTGTAGAATAGAACAAACCTAATAAATAGGTTATCAGACGCGCTGCTATACTTTTTATAGAATATCCGCTCCTCTATAACCAATCAGGAGAAGTTTTTAATGACCTACTATAACTCTTTCGGTATAGAGTTTGAATGTGACGAAACCCAAGAAGGTTTAGTAGCGGCAGGTAATCGCTGGACATCTGGCGGAAACTCCACCCTTGCTCGTCGTGCTCGTGTAGCACTTCAAAGGCGTGACCGTTATGGTCGTTGGGCCGAAATGGGTGGCGGTATTTCGTTCCCTGGCCGTTTAGGAAACGGAACTATTGAAAAATTTGTTGGTCGTTATGTCGGTCCCGCTGAACGCCCAGACTATATGCGGGTCTATGTCACAGAGGCCAGAAGACCGGGTATCTACGAAGTCCCTTCCCGAGTTGCTACGGTTGCTAAGGCACTTCTAAGCAAAGAAGCACTTAAAGATGTTGGCGTAAATCTAGATGTTAACGGAAACCGCGTTGGCGAAATTCTTGACAGAGACATTGAGTTTATTGACCAAATGTGGAAAGGCAACAAGCCTACCGATTTTGAACTTAGTATGGCTCGTGGCGAAGTATCAAAGCCAGAAAAAAGAGTTATTGAAAAGGCTCGTCTAAGAGCACCTAAGCACAAGTCCTACAACATTGTTGATGAAAAAGGCAACAGGATTGATAAAGACGAAGAGCCAGCAAAACCAGATGTAAAAAAGCCTAGCAAAAAGGCTAAGCCAGCCGAAAAGTTCCCAGTTCCAGACACAAGCCAGTGGGATGAAAAACGCCAAAGCAATGATGTTTGGTATGAAAAAGACGGTAAGCGTATTCCAGATGAAAGACTAACTGAAGCCGATAAAACTCCAGAAAATAAAAGAATTTATATTCGCGAAGGGGAAAAAGGCGAAAACGACAAAATTATTGATGGAAATGGAAACTTAATTGAGTTTAAGCCTAGTCTTAAACCAGAATCTAGTCCAATTCCAGAAAAACTTCCAGAGCATGACCCAGAAGAGGGTTTTTGGAACAAAGCCAGAGTAAGACGAGAAGAAGTCCGTAAAAATTTAAAGACTCCTCAAGAAATTTACGAAGAATTATATAACGGTGGTTTTGCTGAAGCAGATTTAGACAAAGCAATAGCAGCCTGTGATTATGCGCTTAGTCAGCAGAAGTACTTAGGTAGAGACGAAAACCCACTATATGCGTCAAATCCAGATGACCCAAGACTTAGACACATAGCAAACTTACTTGAGTCCCTACCAGAGTGGCAAGAATACAGAATTAAGCGTGCCATAAATCTTAGATTTATGAACGAGGAAAATATTGATGAACTAAAGGCTTGGGTAGATGGGAAAATAGAGCCCGGCTCTCCGTTATCACCAGAAGATATGGTTGAACTTCACCGTAAGTTTAGGAATCTTGCGGTTGACATAACCAACCTAAGAATTTCTGGAGAAGATGCTTTTAGCAACGACAACCTCGGTGCTGAGCGTATCAATATGCCACAACTTGATGAAAAAAACCTGCCTCTATTTTTACGAGACATGGCAAGAATTGGTGTTGGTCACCGATACACAAGAATGATGCCAGACCAATTACACCCTGTTCAAATGGAAATGGACATGGGCGATATTGCCAAGATTGCTGAGTCTTGGAAAGACATTGAGTTATTCAATAAATTTAACCCACACGAAAACCCAATTGTTATATCAAGAGATGGTTATGTTCTTGACGGACATCACCGCTGGGCTGCTGCTTGGCTAGCCCAAAAAAGAGGCGACAAACTTGCCCTTAAGGGTCTAAAAGTAGTTCAACTTGACATAGACCACGAACAAGCATTAACGATTGCTAACGAGTGGAACGACTACGCTGGAATTCGCAGGATAACCGTTGGTGGTAAGGATGTTAGAGAGCCTAGACCACAAGCCCCAGCAGTTCCGCAAGCCACTTCTAAAATTACATCACCGTCTGCTACTCCAGATTTGCCGCGTGTTAGCCCTCAGCCAGATTTAGTAGTAAATTATGCTCCTTCCGACGACAATTTGTCCACCCCAAGCGGAGAAAACTTTAAGAGTTTTCTTGACAGGGAACTGGCAAATGTCGGCGACAAAATTATTCCAGACTTTGGTGACCGACTCACAGAAGATACTCCCAACCCAGAGGATAGGAATAGCCCGTTCCCTGGCTCTCGCACAGTTGTAAATAATCTTTTGAAGTATAGAGACTCAATGATAAAAGCAATGAAAGAGAGTGCTTTAGACCAAGACCAAGAAAAATTTAGATATCAATTTGAAATTGCTAAAAGAGTCACAAAACTTTTAAATCAAATACACGAGAATTTTTCTAACAATAAGAATTATGCTGCCGATACTGAATTATCAATTAGTACTAGCAACCCAGAAGAAAAACTAAAAACAGTTAGAGTTCTTCCAAACACTGTTAGATATGGTACCGACAACAATGGTATTAGAAAAGTTCAGTACTTTGAAGCAATAATTATTGCTAAAAATGGAAAACCTTACATGGTTAAGTGGACACCAGACCACTCTCACGCCCACAGCATCGACAAAAACGGAATTGTAAACGACAGTAACGATGGTGGAGGTATTTCATTTAACGGTGGACAAATGTATGACGAAATTGTTGATGGAAAACCAGTACCTAGAATTGCCAGTGTTGGTGGGGCATTTACTAACGACGGACACCACGCTTTAGGTTTAGCAAGTGCTCACATAAACCTAATTAGGTGGGTACAAAGCATGTTTGGCGGAAGGCTCAAGCATAGTTCAAACTTAAGTGCTAGAGGAAACCCATACTCAAAGATGGTTTCTAGAGACATGCGTTGGCACGACAGAAGTCAAGCAGACAAGGCAGTTCATATGAGTTGCCCAAACGCTACTATTTTTAAAGTCCTCAAAGATATGGGATTAATTAGCGGTGAGTATATTCCAGCAACCCCTGGAGCAAAACAAGATGATGACACTCCGGGCGGTTACGGGGCTCACAGCGGTGGGCGCGGTTGGCTAAGAAGGCTCACATTTACCAACAACTCTGGTTACTCAAGTAATGTATCTGTCTTAACAAGTTATAGCATTAACGATGAGGTCAGGGCTTATGACGGAGAGTTCTTAAGAAAAACTCCAGAAGAACAACAAGCGATACTTGACGCTATGCCTCCAATTTTTAGAGATTTCTTTGCTGGAGATAGGTCTAGAGATAGCATAGGCCGAACCGCTGATTTTGATGTTCAATATAAAATATTGGAAACTGCTTATGCTGACGGAATGAAGCAACAGGAAGCAGTAGATTTCCTAGACAGTTTAATTACTGGGCTACCAGAATTAGATAGAGCATTTGGCAGAAATGCTGACCACAGAGAGTTGCTTAGACGCTTAAAGCAACTAAGAGATGGAATTAGTATTGGATTTTGGAACCAAAGCGACAACAATTACAATAGGCCAAAATCTTTTGACCCAAACAGTATTAGAGCAATTGAATCTCCATTTGCTGGCTACTTTAAATTTAATGATTGGGTTTTGCCAAGAGATGTAAATAGAGTTCTAAACGATTTACCATTTAGTGCTAGACCACACAGAGGAGGCTGGTCAAAACCAGATGGTTGGACAGAAGAGCCACAAGCACTAAAAGACCTTTACGGTCCAGAAATTTTGCTTGCTTCCTTGCGCGACGCTCTTTTGAACAAAAAAGGTAAATCTGCCAAACTTCCAGACATTAATGGGGAAGAAAATACCGTTGACCCAACAGCAGTCTATAAAGCACTAGAGAATAACGGATATGACACAGAACTAATTCTTGCTGGCATTTACGATGAACTAAACGGCAATTCGGTAAATACTGAAAAGTTGTTAGCAAAAAGACAAGAACTTGGAAATCTGCAAGGCATCATAGAAGAAATAACTAATGAAATAGCAGATGTAAAGGCTCCAATAGAATTTTCTAGAATTGGCGGAGAGTATGACTCAGAAAGTAAAGTTCTTCAGTCTGACCTAGTTAGGCGTGGAGAAACTGGAGAAATTCCTACAGCACTCCAATTAAGACCACTTTCTTTGGATAACGAAGCATATGATTATCTAGGTCCAACTGGTGCAAGAACTCAAGTAATTCTTTCTCAACATCACACTCCAGAAATATCAATGTCTCGTTATTACATTGATGGAGTATCAGACAACCCAAAGGTTATTGCTAGAAACTTTAACCCAACTGGCCTAAGAAATGCTCTTATTGACTCAGTTACAAAGAATAATTACGCTGTAAAACTTAGGTACCCTAACGGACAGACCATAGATGTTCCAAACAATGCTATTCGAGATGCTTTACAGTACCAAGGGTATGACATAAATACCGTTTTAAGAGAAGAACCTAGTCTAAAACCTAAATTAAAAAGAATTAGTAGCGTTTCTGACAGGGAGAACGCAGACGGTAATGGCACCAGAATTAGCGAGTGGGCCATCTATAATTCAAGTGGCGAAGAAATTAGACTAAACGGTCCTGGCATTAGACAAAAGAGGAACGACACCACAGGGGAACACGAGTGGGATGTAGTTGATTTATCTAGTCCGCAAGATAACAGAACAATAGTTGCCAAATTAGCAAAAGTCAAGAAAAATGACGAAGGCAACTACGAAGTTTGGGTGGCAAATAGAGCCGACAACAAAACAGATGAATTTTCTGGAGAACCTAGCGGTGTTTATGAAACCTTACAAGAGGCTTTGTATGATGTTAAGAACCACATCTCAGACGATGCAAATATAGATGCATCTACCAACCTGCTAGGCCAAGGAAGAGCGCCTACAGTTAGTAACGGTTTTGCTATTGTTGGTGGAGCAAATGATGAGGCAGAAGTTACCGTTGGTGATTTAACATTACAAAGACCAGACGGTGCTGAAAGTTTTGTTGTTTTCTCTAACGGTGCTGGAACTGGCAGATTTAGAAGAATTTCTACTGCTCGTATTGAAAACAACACAATTGGCACGGTTTATACCGCAGAAACTTATTCCGTAGGAGAAGATGGCGGGAAAATTGAAGCCTTTGATTTGGTCAGAAAATCTTTCATAGGCTCTGACCCAGTTAGAAAACAAAGAATTTATGAGATTGCAAAAACTAATCGTGGATTTGAACTTACAACTCACAAATATCATCCAGATGAGGGTGGCGTAACTAGGACCGAAACACTTGTATTTGATAATTACGAAGATGCTAAAGACTATGCCAATAAAAAATTATTGGCTGGTCATATAGGATTACCTGGAGAGAAAGTATTTCCTAATCTTTCTGTCAGACAAGAAAGAGTTCCTGCTAGTGCGGATTTGTCAAATCAAAACATATTCCAAGACAACTCTTCTATTCAAATAAATACTCCAGTAAAAATGACTGACGGAGTTAAAGGTCTTTTAAAAATCAATGTTAAGAAAGGTGCTCACCCTACTTGGAGAAACGGCGAGGACAATCAACAGTATGTGTTTGCTGAATTTAGTTTTGGCAATGAGCCAGACGAACCTCTTATCACTGGTAAAATTACTAGAACTGGAGTAAGACAGTGGGTAACTGTTTCCTCAACAAATTCACCAAGTTTTAAAGAACACGCAATAAGTTCAATATTAAGAAATGGTACTTTCTTTGCTAACAGTAAAGAAGAGGCTTTTGAAAGCCTAAAATACAGACTTGAAGAATCATTTGGCATAACTAATCAGCAAAGAGCCGACGGTCAGTCTGTACTACCTAGAATCAGACTTGTAAATAGGGCTGTTAAACTTGAGCCACCACCGCCACCGCCAGCCCCAGAAGATAAAAGCCTTTTTGCAGATGGCGTTTTTGACGACTTCCTAAGAGTTAGAAATACCCCGCTTGATATTACTGGTGCAGAAGATAAAGGCGGTATGGGTCTAGGACAATCTGGTTCTAGAAAATATGAATTACCAGATGGTAGAAAGTTTAAAGTAAAAGATGAGGGCGCTAGAAAAGCAGCGTCTGAATCACTGAACCATGCTCTACATTTAGCACTTGGAATTCCAGCAACTGAAGCAAGAACTGGAAAAGCGCCTGGCACCACACATGCAGTAAATGTTATTGACCCGTTTGAGCCAGATATAGTTTCTGGTCGCAGAAATGGGCACATGCCTGGTCAAGACTTGTTTAAGGATAGCGAATTTGATAAGCCAGAAAATCAGCAAGCAATTGCAGATATACAAGAAGGTTTAATTATTGACTACTGGCTTGGCAATCAAGATTTTGTGCTAAACACTGGAAACTCTTTTGTTGCGGTTAGAGATGGAGTTAGAAGAGGTGTTCGTTGTGATGTTGGTGGCGGAATGTTCACCGCTATTCGTCAACAATTAATAAATAATTTTGCAGACGGAAATGATGCCGTAGAGGAATTTATTCACTACTGCGGCGATTTTATGAACTCTGGAAGAGTAAACAAATCTTCTGAAAGTGGCCACATGAGGCGCGGTCTTACTAAAGAAAAAATGCTTGACATTGCTAGAAGAACCTTGCTTCGTTACACTGACGACAAGATAGACAGAATTGTTGATGCCCACATAACTGACCCAAACGATAATGCTTTGGCAAAACAAGGTTTAAAGGCAAGGCGTTTAGCAATGCTAAATTACTTGGGAATAGACCATAACGAAACACCGCCTACTAGACAAGCACCAGCGGTTCAGGCTCCAAGAGTCCAACCCCCTACTGCAAATGTTCCTGGTGGGACACCAAATGAATTGCCAAATGGGGCAAATGGAGCAGTTCCTGTTGTCGGCATAAATCCTGCTGGAAAACCAATTGTCGGCCTACCGGGTGAACTACAATCAAATGGTCTTTGGGTTATGCCACTTGAAGCAATTACACCTGATATTGCAAATGCAATCGCAAGGGGAGAGGTAGTTCCAGAAAACTTACCACTTCACGCAGTAGATTCAACCAATCCAGAAAATTCAATAGTTATTGACGGCTCTGGCGTGCTTAGACCAGCATCTGCTCTAAACCACGGATACACAACAGTAATTGCTAGAAGAAAAGATGCTAACGGAAACTATCAATATCTACTTGTAAAGCCAGATGGCGACAACACTCCTTTTGGTCGTGCAAATCGAGACAGGTTTGGCGGAGCATATAAAGAACATGAAAGGTTTGATGTACGCCCATCCGCTCAAGAAATACTTAATGAGCGTTTTGGTGTAGAAGCGGAAAATAAAGTTGTTGCTACACAAGAAATTCTTAGGTCTGTTCCTGGACTTGATGGAGTACACAGAGTAATAATTGCTGATATTGCTGATTTTGATATGTCAATATCACAACCTCACCCTACTCAGGGATACGCTTTATCTAGAAGATGGGCAATTTGGAGCCAAAATCCTTACGGTGACCAAGGAGATGACAACTTTATTCCACTTGACGCTACAGAAAGAGAGCGTCTTGTTTCAAAGGCTCGCCGTTGGGAAAACACCAATCCAGCACCTGCTGGAAACCAACCACCTTCAGGCGGGGACTCAAACGGTGGAGACGATGGAAGCGGTCCATCTAACCCAAGTAACGGTGGCGGCGGAACAACTCCACCTATGTCTGGCTCAGACGATGACTGGCAACCATTCTCCAGATTCACTGCTATTTCCGCTCTTCCTGGAATGCCAGAAATGGAATTCGAATTTAATATTTATCGTCGCAGAGATGGAGCAGTTAAGGTAGTCAGCGAATTTGACAACCTACTAGGACATGTAAAACCGTTGGAGCACGGCTATTGGGTAGCAACATTGATGCCAGACAAAATTGGCACCAACAACAATGTTGGTGCTGAAAAAGCATTCTTTAGAAATAAATCTGATGCTGAAAACTGGCTAAGTCGAAGAATTTATAACCAAGTTGGCGTTAGAGAAGACGCTAGAAGACGCTTCACCGACCACCCAACAGATACTACATTCTTCCCAGATGTTCAACCTCCATTTGTTGTTGAAAGAGGATATCTAAATCCAACTACAGATGCTCAATCTCGTTTGGCTAAGAGACTGGTCAAAAACAAGCAAGCAACTGCTGAAGAAAGAGCAATGTACAAGGCTATTCTTTCTCAGAGAAACCCTACTGTCGGTGATGTTGGTTGGATAATTGGTCAACTTAAAGATAGAGAAGATAGAGATATTGCAGAAATACAAGCATCTGACCAAGCAGAATTAGATGCTTTCAATGCTGGCAACCCTATCCAAGAATCTTCACTTGAGAACGCTGGAGACGGTGCTAACAGAAGACACGCGGTTCGTGCTGGAGACCTTGAAGTTGGACATAGAATTCTTGGAAACATCAATGCCGATGTTGTCTTTACAGTTCCTGGCGAAAACGATACCGTAAATATTGGTGTGGTTGGAGACGATGGTCAACTTAAGATTTACAAAGTTGGCAGAAACAGAGTGTTGGACTGCATTTATGGAAGACAGGCTCAACAAGCACCTGCTCAGCAACCAGCAGCACAAGGTCTTGCTGTAAGGCGGAGAAGAAACGAACTTATTCAAGACGAAATAAGGCGCGCTTACCCCAACGCTTATACTTTGCCTAACGGCGATATAATTATCGGTAAAAGAGACCACCGTATGGCAGATGGAAGAGTATTCCGCTATGAAGCAGTGGTCCATAAACTAAAGTCTGACGAATTTGTTGGCTATGTAAGAAGACAAGAATTAGGTGCAGACAGAGCGCCAACTGGACCAAGTGAGGCTGCCTACTTAACCACCCCAGCACACTCAGCAACAGCACTTAAGAACAGGCTTAGAAAACGAGTTGTACCTGCTCTAACAGCAGCAAATCCAGCAAACGGATTCAATCAAGTTGGAGATGTTCAACCAGAAGTAACTGACCCATCAACTGGTCTATTGCTACCAGAAACTCTTGTAAATCTACAAAAGAGATTTATTGGTACTACTGGAATTGAAAAAACTGGACACCCAGCAAAAGACGCTCTTATCGAGTATGTTCAAACCCTTGTTGCTAGAGGAATTTCTGCTCCAGAAATTATCAACCAAGTAACTGGACCAAACCAGCGTCTATTCAGTAGAGCGCAAATGGATGACATTATTGACCGTCTTGAGGCTAACCGTCTATATCCAGGCGTGAATGTTATTCCTTATGTTTCTAAAGACAACAAAACTATTGTTCGTGTTGGCGACAGGGTTGTTCATTACAATGCCGATGGAACTCCAAAACTTATGGCTAACGGTCAACCAAGAACTGGTACCGTAGTTAGGCGTGTTCCATACACTCTAAATGTTAAACCAAGTGGGCAGTATGAGTACACTGACCAAACATTTGTTCAATGGGATGATACCAGCAGACCACATCAGGCTGCCCCACGCCGTCTAGAAGTTACTAGAAGAGCCGACGGAACTGACCCAATTCCAGCGGTTCAAGACAGCGGTTCTACTCCACCGTCTCCGTCAATTGACGCTCTTCCAGTGCAACCTAAGAGAGTTGTTCCTAGGCCAGTTGCCCCAAGCCGCCGTATTCCTCCAATTCGTGAACCAGAACAAATCACCGAAAGCCTTATCGTTCAAAAAATGGGGCAGTTCACTGGCCAACTGCCTGATAACTACACTCTAGACCGCAGTGATGCAATTGATAGTGCAAATCTTGGTGGTCGTTCACCTATAGTTCTTACTGAATTAACTAGTGACGGAGAATTTATAGTAGGTCGCGTATATCAAGACGGTTCTTCAATCGTACAAGAAATACGAGAAAACGGTCAAGCAGTGTCTAGAAGAGTTGCTAGAGACCTAGACGATGCTTTAGAAGGACTTGTACTTCACGCTATAACCCAGCCATTTAGAAGAGATGACAACGAATCTTCAGATTCTAGTGGTGGCTCTTCACCCGACGATGCTGGCGGCGGTGTCCCAACTCCACCTAACAATCCACCTGCTGGTGACGGTGAAGAAGCAGAGTCTTCTGCCCCTGGGCTAGACCTATCTCGTGGTAGAAACGGTCAATCACCGCAAGGAGTTCTTCGTTTTATCAACGGAACTATTCCTAAAGTCAACACATTTTGGGATGACGATTATCCACCTACTCGGTATCAAGTTGTTAGGGATGAAAACCGCACTAGATTCCTTGGAATTGGTGGCGACAACCCAGGTGCTGAAGCATTTATAAAAGTTGAAAGAACTTCAGAAGGAAACTGGAAAGTAGTTGACCCTAGAAGGCGTAGGGATAACAACGGAAACTATATAGACCCAGACCCATACCCTGCTCAGTATGGTGACCGTAATCTAGCCGAAGCAATTGCTATCAACGACATGACTGGCAACAATGAAAATAACAGAGAACTTCTTGAAGCACCAGAAACTCCTGCTCAAAATGCTCCTGCGGTTCCGTCTAACCAAGTTCCGTCTGACCAAGAACTTATGGATACTGACCCCGCTATAAGAAACTTTGTAAATAGAGGTAGAGTCAATAACTCTAGAAGACTGCTCACCAATGGTACAGAAGTTACAGCCTATGATGCTGATAATGAGATAGCCTCTATTCAAGCACCTGGGCCAGACGGACAATATATAGTCACCGACTTTAGAAACGGCAATGTATCTGGTTTCTCTAATAGGTTTGAGGCAATAGTTCAGTTTGGAAACATACTGCAAAGTTATGATGACCAGCAAGGGTTTAACCAAGTAAATCTTGATTCTACGCCACAACGAGTCCCTGAAATAGACTTACCTTGGAATGACAAGAGAAACGAAGTTCAGCCTCTAGAAATTAGTGCAATTCGTAGTTTTGAAGTTATTATGGACCCTAACGGTGATGGCAACCTCGCCCCAGTAAAAGTACAAATAAATAGAAATCCTGATAGTACTACATTCTTTGTTGGAGACCCAATCTCACAAGACTCAGATTTGAATGTTATAAAATACACTGCTGGCTGGGGAGTAGACGGAATAACATCAAATTCTGGTGAAGTAAAAATCTTTGCTAGCAGAGACGAAGCCGAAGCAGCAGCATTAAATGCATTCCGTGACTTCTATAGTGATATTAGGGAACGATATGTGGCACAGGGAGGTAATAGAAATAACGCTCCAGCAGTTCCAGCAGTTCCAGCAACTCCTACTGGACCATCAAACGGTGGAAACGGTGACACCCCACCTACCAACAACCCACCAGTTCCACCTGCTCAGACACCAGTTCCACCTGCTCAGGAGCCAGCAGACGCAGTGGAGCCAGAAATTCCGCAAGGTAGACCTAGAGTAAATACAGTAAAACCTGGCGATAGGTATATCAAAACTCGTTCAAGAAGAGACCCTAATGGCGGTCCTCAAACTTTGTTTGATATTTATGACAGAAAAACTAGAAAAATTATTGCTAATGCCAGAACTTGGCAAGAAGCAAATGACATTGTAAATGGTATTCGTGACCTAAAAGGAAAGTTGATAGATTACCAAACCCCTATTCAACCTAGAGACAGACTTGCGCCAAGCGCTACTAAACCTCAAGGCTATAAGAGAGTTGCTAACGGCAATGGTTATTATCTAGAAAATCCTAATGACCCAGATGGACCAGTTGTAAGAGTTGATTGGAATGAAGATTCAGAAGACTGGGTTGGCGCACTTTATGCAAATAAAGCAGATGCTACTGCTACAATAAATCCAATGGAAGAGTTCTTTGACTCATCTCAAGACAGTATTTACAACAAGGCAAATCTATCTATTCAAAAAGAACTAGATAGAAGAAACCCCCCAGCACCGCAACCGCAAGCACAAACGCAACCGCAAGCAAATACTGGAACTAAAACAAACCTTGGAAATGACATATTCTCAGTTCATAATGAAAACGAAGAATATGGAATTGCTATCAAGGGTGCTGATGGCAAGTGGGCTGTTAGAGTTCACGAAAACGGTATAGATGCTATGAATAACACTAACCCAATTTCCACTGGCTCTTATGACACTCCAGAAGAAGCGGAAGCCGCTATTCGCCAAGCAATCGCTGAGCGTAAAGCACAGAGAAACGCCTCCAACATTCTTCAGTGGCAGTCCGCTTCAGACGGAAAGGCTTACTTAGGTCTTGAAGGAGTTCCAGGTAGAGACGCTGACAATTCTCCAATTATTGGTATTAGCCCATCACCTTTTGGAAATAGTTGGATTAGTGCTGGTTGGAATAGAAAAGCAGATAGAGATGCTGGGCTACCGCCAGCCGTAGTTAATCAACACGAAAACGAAGAAGCCGCAAAAGATTACGGACAAGAAATGATGCGGAGACTTGGTGAATTATTAGGTGTAAGACAAGTTGACCCAACAATTCAAGAAAATCCAAGTGCTGGTGGAGAGCAACTGCCGCCTGGAGTAACTTTACAGGACCAAGTTGATGCTGGATTAACTACCCCGTTAAATCCAGACGCTCCGCTACCCGGAACAAACACGCCTAACCAATAATGAGATAAACTTTATTGTAGAAGTATCTTTGGAGATATAAATATGCCACAAAACCCTGAGTTCACTCTCAACTCAGACACACTTGGAGTTGTCTATAAAGACACTGGTGTGCTTGAGGCGTATGACTCTGTTGAAGCCGAAACCCCTAGCGAAACTCACGCTATTATTGGGGCTTATTATGAGCCATCTGGTCAATACAAAGGTTTGTATTTTGTTCTACCAGAGGGCGAAATAAAGTATTTTGACATAGATGTAGTAAAACTAGGCAGTCAAAACGACGGTGCTTACATAACTTTTGAGGGTGATGGAAAGTTTTGGCTAATTAGAGGTTTAGAGCAAGAAGACGGTCTCTGGCTTTCTAAATACAAGATGGAACTTCCTACCGAAGTTTTACAGCAACTTATAGTTGGTAGGTCAAAGCCAGCACTTACCAAATATCTTGGCGTAAATATTCCAGACACTTTACCTGAATTTGAAACTTTGCTTGTTTATTTTTCTGAGGCATCTAAAAACATTTTTGCTTTGAACTATATGTCTTCTATAGGTAATTACACTCGCCTTGACTACGATTGGGAGAGTAGTGAAGTATCTTATGACTACTATGAAGACCTAGCAGTTGCTGAAATAGACCCAGAAAAAGCCAATGAATTGTTGAAAAAATTTGACGATGCAGATGGTCTATTTCCAGTTCGAGAAATTCTAAAAACTTATGAAGTTGGTGGTAAGTAATGTTATCTAAATGTTTAGGTATAGATAAAAACAGTATTGCCTACTATGGAAACTCTGAAAGATATGTTGCTATCAACACCGTTTTTAATGCCGTAGTTGAGCACGGAACTGTTACAAAAGAAGTTCAGCAAAAAATAGACTCTCTAAACCCGCCAGTTGCTTTGCCAATTGAAACGATAGAACTTGCTATATCTGCCTTATCCGCTACAAAAGAAGATACCGAAACTTTGTTAGCGTCTGCTCGTTTATACACCATACCAGCAGGTGTAAAAGCAGAGGCTAAAAAAGCACTTGAGTGGCGTAAAGAAGAAAAGCGTGGCGGAACTCCTGTAGGTCTAAACACTGCTCGCACTCTTGCCCGTGGTGGACAGATTGGCATTGAAAAAGTTCGTCATATCGCCAAGTATTTCCCTCGCCACGAAGTAGATAAAAAAGGTAAAGGCTGGGAGCCCGGAGAAGATAACTTTCCTAGCAACGGAAGAATAGCCTGGGCGCTTTGGGGCGGAGACGCTGCTTGGCGTTGGGCCCGTGCAATTGTTGAGCGTGAAAACAAAAAGGCTCTAAAAGCAGACGCTGGTTATTCAGAAATTATTTCGGCTGATTTATCTCCAATTGAAGACGCTTTTAGGATGGATGACAGTATTGCTCCAGACTTTTTGGCTCGTGTTCGTCTTGACGGCTCTGGCATTGACCGCATTTACAAAATTGATTTAGACGGAAAAGTTTATGCGTGGGATGACGGAACTTGGGATGATTTAGGCCACGCAGAAAATGGCGACATTTGGACTTATGACAAGGCTTTAGATGACCCCTACGACACCGTGGAAAAAACACATGTTCAGATTGACCCTGAGTCAGCAATTATTATTTGTGCTCGTTTAAATACTGACCCGTTCAGAAATATTTCTATTGATGAAATAGATGAAGAAGAGGCTAGCCTAGCGGCGGAGGCTGCTTCCGAAGAGGACTGGGACTTTATTGACAAAGTTATTACCGCTGCTGGAGAGGGAGGTGGTGTCGTTGATAAAGACGGAAACTACACTCCACAAGAGCGTTCTCAAAATGCTTCTAAGCAACTAAGAGACGGTGGCGGAAGATTTGCTACTCAAGGTAAAAATGTTTCAGTAAAAGGTCAGGGTAATGGAATTATTACCAATGTTGACCAAGGTTCTGGAAATGTTACCGTAAAGATGGAAAACGGTCAGTCCGTAGTAGTCCCAGCAAAAGACACTAAGCAGGTAGAAGAAGAAGACATTGCTTCTCCAGTCGGTCCTTATAGTGGCTCAGAAATACAAAAACCGCTAGATGTTTCTGGAATTTTAGGCGAGCCTAGAACTCCACAAAATATGCCAAAAGCAAGACTAAAAGACACTTATCCACCTTTAGGTAGAGATGACCTACACAAACTTCTTGGTGATTTCCCTGCTTGGGTTAGAGAGCAAAGAGCACAGTTCAAAGGAACTCCTCAACACCCAGATTCAAATTTTGCTTTAGATGATGAATTTGACAATGCTTCAGAAGATTTAGAATCTGAAGAAAAATCAGAAACAAAAATGGGTAGGCCAAGAAAGCCAAAAGTAAACCCAAAGGTACATCACCCGCTTCTTCGTCAGTGGGAAAAAAGCATAAGCCCAGAGACTCCAAATCCGTCTGATAGCAACCCAGAGGATGCTTGGGCAAAGCCAGTAACGGCTGCTGGAAAAGCAAAAGGCTCTGATGTCCAGCCAGTTTATTTGGCTATTGTTTCTCCAGACGACCCTCGTGCTGTTATGGATTGCGTTGCTGTAGTTCCAGCAAGTGAAACTTCTAATCAACCTATGACTTATGTTCGTAGAAACAAAAAATGGGAGAGAGACCCTAAGTTTTTAGAAGACTTAAAATCGGCAACTCCACCACCAGTTGTTCCGCTAAAGCCAGAAGTTTTGAACGATGTCCTAATTCAAATTGATGGGCTAACCGCTAGCATTGCTTATAGTAGAGACCTTGAACTAATGGTTCTTTTTGGTCCTAGAGTTGAAATTATTGAAGAGTTTAGCGAACTAGAAAGTTTGTTTGCTGCTGGCGGTTTGGATAGAAACCGAGGCAACGCTGAAAAACTCCGTCATTATTGGACCCGTGGCAAGGGTGCTGCGAAAATTCGTTGGGGTCAGCCTGGCGACTGGACTCGTTGTGTTCGCCACTTATCTAAGTATCTTGGAGTTCGTGCTAAGGGCTATTGCCAACTTAGACACAAAGAAGCAACTGGTATGTACACTGCTACTCACGCTAAGCGTGATAGAGAAAATAGCGTTCAAGAATTTTTACTTGAAGAAGTAATTACTAAAAATTATGGTGAGCCAACCCATGTAACTGACAGGGATATGCTTACTCCAATTGGTGAAATTGTTAGGGACACAAAAGATAATCTTTATGATTCTGAGTGGAACCCGCCACTAGAAATAGTTGAAGCACTTAGCGAACTGTCTAGATGTAGCGACCAAGAGTATGATGCTTTAGTTGCCGCTGGTGGTTTAGATAGAAACAGGCGTAAAGCAGAAAAATTGCGTCGTTATTGGACTATTGGTCGTGGTGGCCGTCGCAAGATTAAATGGAACACTGGTGGAGACTGGACCCGTTGTGTCAAGCACCTTGCTAAATATTTAGGTCCTCGTGCTAAGGGATATTGCGCTCTACGCCACAAGGAAATGACTGGTATGTGGACTGGAGATAAAGAACATATCCAGCGTTACGGCGGAAAACGAAGTAGAGGTAGAAATTTCTTTAGCAACGATGTAATCAATTCTTCTGAAGAAATACTAAAAATTACTTATTTGACAGCAGAAAAAAATGATTTGTCAAACAAAATGGCTTTGGTTGCTTCTTCTATTCCTGGATTAGTAAAATCAATGCCACTTAGGGAAAATAGCGATGGTGCTAACTTCTCTATACCTTTAGTAATTCCAGAGCAAACCGAATCTGGTGATGGTAGAAAGTTCAAAGAAAACGCTATAACTTGGCGTGAACTTCCACTTCCATTGTTATGGCAACCACAAACTGGAGACGGACATTCTGGCTCAGTTGTAGTTGGGCGTATTGACCACATTGAAAGAATAGATGGCGGAATTGGTCGTTGCTATGGAGTATTTGACAATGGGCCACACGCTACTGAAGTAGTAAGACTTATAAAGAACGGTTTTATTCGCGGAATTTCTGCGGATATGGACCAATTTGAAGCCACCGAAGAGAAGCCTGAAGAAAAGGCTGGCTTGACGGAAGAAAAACCTAGCCTAGATAAAAAAGAAGTAGGCAAGGACAAACTCACAATTAGTAAAGCCAGAATTATGGCAATTACCATTGTGCCAAAACCAGCATTCCAAGAATGCAAAATCTTCTTGACCGAAGAAGATAATCAAAATATAAATCCACAGGAGGAAACCGTGATTAACGACGGAATCTATGTGGATGACGCGGATGAATTCGACGCTACTAGCCTTATCGCTTGCGGTATGGTAGCGGGAGCAATTCCCGTCAATCCACCTAGCGATTGGTTTAAAAAGCCAACTCTAAATGGTCCTACCCCCCTTACCGTAACTGATGAGGGTCAGGTGTATGGACACATTGCTTCTTGGGAAACTGACCACATTGGTCTTTCCAGAGGCACAAAACCACCACGCAGTAGAAGCAACTACGCATATTTCCACACTGGAGTATGTAAAACTGCTGAGGGTAGCGATATTCCAGTCGGTCAACTGACATTGGCTGGCGGACACGCTTCTCTAGAAGCAAGTGCTGCTGACGCTGTAAAGCACTACGACGACACCGCATCAGCAGTAGCAGATGTCCACGCAGGTGAAGACCAGTATGGAATTTTTGTCGCAGGTGCTTTGAGACCGGGAACTACACCAGAGCAAATTAGAGCACTTCGTGCATCGGCTCCATCAGGTGACTGGCGACCAATCCGCGGGTCGCTTGAACTTGTAGCCGTCTGTCAGGTAAATGTTCCAGGCTTCCCAGTTGCTCGTGCTCGTGTTGCTTCAGGTGCTGTTATGGCTCTGGTTGCTGCTGGTGCCGCTACTCTTGCCAAGATGAAAGCAGACCCGCTAACCGAACTTACAGAGCGTCTAAAGAAACTAGAAGCATACTCTGTTTCGGACAAACTTGAGCAAGTTGATGCTATCAAGGCTAAGTTTGCTCAGTATAAAAACATTGAGCAGGTTGCCCCGTCAGCAGAAGAACTTGCTTCGAGGGCTAGAGAGTTGTCAGCAAAGTTCCAATCTCTAACCGCTAGTGCTGAAGAAGAAGATGTATTTGCTTACATTCCTATGATTGAGCGTCAAAAACTTGCTAAGGCTGGAAAGGCTATGCCAAGTGGCTCTTTCCCTATTCGCAATGCCGAAGACTTACAAAATGCTATAAAGGCTTTTGGCCGTGCTAAGGAATCAGAGCGAGCAGATGTAAAGCGTCACATTATCAAGCGTGCTCGTGCCTTGGGCAAATATGACCTTGTTCCAGACGATTGGAAAAAGTTTTCTACTCGCTCAATCACAGCAAGTGCTGAAGAACTAAAAGCAAGGCTAGCCAGTGCGGAGGAACGCCTGGGAAAAGCATTAGCGACTGAGTTTGCTGAAGTACCTGTAGCACCTGAAATTCCATCTGGAATTTCAGAGGCCCCACAGCAGGTTGCTTACGACCCAGCAAGCCCAGTCGCACCTACCCAGCCAGAGGCTCCAGCCCCAGCCCCAGCCCCTACTAGCGTAGAAAGCGGACTAAAAAATCCAGAAACTGGAAGATATACTCCGCAAACTCAGCCTAGAGACCAGAACGGAAAGTTTAGAAAAGTATTGGCTCGTCTGAGCCAAGACCTTGGAACTTCTGGTCTTCAGGCTGCGCTAGATGAGGCAAAGAGAGTAGAAAAATTACACTCTTTAGGTAGTTATGTAGAAGCAGCAAACGCTAGCGTCAATCTTCAAGACATCATTGGAAGACTAGATTCTGGTGCTTTGAACAACAGGGCACTAGAAAATGTGCGTGCTTCTGCTAAAGAACTCGGCACGGTTATCGCAAACCTACCATTAGGTTTCAATAACCAAGCCGAAAAAGTCAGATATTCTGACTTGCCACCAGCCTTGCGTGACCTTATGGACAATATGGTTGCCAAAGTTGAGGCAAAAATTGGTAAGGAAGATGCCGATATCGCAACTGAAAAACTTAGACAATTCAAGAGCGGTTCCGATGTTTTCAATCAAAGCAACATTTCTTCTGAAATGTCCAAATTGCTTAGGTTGCTTACCTAAAACTAAATAATAGACACAAAAAATCTATTGTAAAATAAAACTTAGGTGGAGTGCCTTCACGCCATATCTGTGTGTGTAGTCCCTTTGCTTATACCAAGCAAGTGAGTGAAATACGCTCACTACAACTGTCCTTAAGGAGGAACAGTGGACCAAATTAAGTCGCAGGTAGATAACCTGTCTGAACTTAGTGACGAACAAGTCACCGAGTTGCAACAGGCAATCGTAAGCGAATTTGAGAAGGTCGAGTCTCAGGACATTTCTCCAGAAACAGTTGACGCTATGTCATCCCTCGCCGATATGTTGGACACTGTACGCGGTGATATCCAGCGTCGGGAATTGCAAGCAGAAGAACTCGCCTCACGAGCATCTGAAGCAGCAATGCGCGTAAAGGGTGAGGGTGAAGGCGATGTGGCTCCAGGTGAAGGTACCGATGTTGTTCCTATGGAAGAAGTAGTTCCAACCGACGAGCCAGTTGCCCCTGTCGACGAAGAGCAGCCAGATGCTATGGGTGATATGCCTGTAACTGACGAGGCTCCAGTCGAAGAGGTCCCAGTTGATGATGAAGAGGAAAAGAAAAAAGTTTCTCCTGAATACTCAACCGAAGACGCAGCGTCTACTACTACTGAAGAGACCCTAGAGTTCTCTACCGAGGCTACACCAGATGTAGTCGAACCATCAACTGAGGGTGGCGAAGAAGTTGCCCCCGAAGAAACCCCAACAATCGAAACTCCAACAGTGGAAGAAGTTCCACAGGAAGAACAGGTTCCCGTGACCGCAGCAGCAGAAGAGGGCTTCCAGGCTCCCGCTGACCGTCAGCCAGTAATTCAGGTTAAGGAGCCAGCACAGGTGGCAATCACCGCAGGTGCTGACATCCCTGGTTACACTGCAGGTAGCGCAATTGCAGACATGACCGAAGTTGCTCAGGCAATGGAGAAGCGTCTACACGCGCTTCGTCGTGTCAATGGTGGAGATGGAGAGCAGCACATCGTTGCATCTTTCTCTACTTCATACCCAGAGGACAGAGTCCTCACCACCGACCCAGAGTCAAACCGTTCCAAGATTGACGCAGTTGTAGGCCAGCAAGCACTTACCGCTTCTGGTGGACACGCTGCTCCATTCGAGGTCAAGTATGACATCTTTGGTCTCGGCTCGACCACTGACCGCCCAGTCCGTGACCTTCTACCGAAGTTCCAGGCTGACCGTGGTGGTGTTCGTTTCGTAACTCCTCCAACCCTAATCAGCCTAACCAACGCTAACGCTAACGCTGCTTCGGTCTATGACTACGCTAACGCTGTAGGTCTATGGAACGAAACCACTGCTAGCCCAAGCGTTGCTTCTTGGACTAACAACATTGGTGACAGCACCACTACAGTTAAGGGAACCCTTACTGTATCGGCTGCGGCAGAAAACACTGCTTACACCGACGCTGTTACTCTACAGTTGCAGTTCGGTAACCTGATGACCCGTGCTTACCCAGAGTTGATTTCTCGTCACAACGAGTTGGCTCTTGTTCAGCATGCTCGTGAAGCAGAACTTGTTCTACTTGACAAGATTAGTAGCGCATCTAAGGCAGTTAACGCTCACGCCGCAACTACCGAAGCAGCAAACCTAATTGGTGTTGCTCGTGACTTCTTGATTCAGGTTCGTAAGGCTGCTGTTGCTTACCGCTCACGCCACCGTCTAAACCCAGAGACTCGTCTAAAGGCGATTATCCCTGCTTGGATTTACGACGCTATGGCTGCTGACTTGGCTCTTTCGATGCCAGGCGACGGCACTCTAGGCGTAGGTGCAAACGAAATCAAGGGCTACCTAGCAGGAAGCAATGTCGACCTAGTCGCATCGCTAGACCTGAACTCATTTGGTGCTCAGCCAGGCGCTTCTGCCAAGTTGCTTGAGTTCCCAGACCAGTTCGTATGGTACCTATTCGCTGAGGGAACATTCTTGTTCCTAGACGGTGGAACTCTTGACCTTGGTATTATCCGTGACTCTTCACTGGTAAACACCAACGACTACAAGATGTTCATTGAAACCTTCGAGGGCGTTGCCTTTGTTGGTGTGGAGTCTTTGAAGATTACCACAAGCATCAGCGTCAATGGTGTGGCTGCCGCTCTACGCGACACCACTGGTGGTGCTACCGCCGCTGCTATCGAAGAGTAAAAACTTCTTTAGTAAAAGCAAAACCGTTGTGTGCGGAGTGGCTCTTTCGGGAGCCACTCCAAACACCACAAAACATAAACTTTATAAAGTTAAGGATTCAAAGTGGCTTTTCCAAAGAATGGCGTTGTAGAGGCAGGAAAAATTGTGCCCTCCGCTTTTGGCCTACTTGCTGTAGTCAAGCCAGAAAACTCGGCAGACGAAGACCGTTGGATTCGGGGATTTTCTCAAGAATATGAGACTACCGTAAACAACTTAAAAAACTTTGACGACACTGACACGAGCAGTTACGCACTTGTAAGCAACGCAACCGTAAATTATTACGACGAAATAAAACCTTTCTTTATAGAAATTGATGAAGTCCGTTCAACTCTAGGATTTCTAGGAATTGACAGAATTGAAAGACTAAAGCGCCAATTAGATGGTGTAAGCCAAAAGGCTTTAGAGCGTGAATTGTGGGATGGCGATATTCGCATTGCTAGAAGCCACGACAACAGGGCGTTAGTAAGCAATGCTACCGTTATAAATTCTGGAGTTGCACTTTCACCAAAGCGTGCCTTGGCTTTTCTAGAACACTCAATTGCCACTGTCTCTCACGGCGGTGAGCAGGGAGTTATCCACGCTACTCGTGATGTTGTTGCCTTACTGTCTAGCAACTCAAATATGCTTTTCCACGAAACTGGTAAAGACCACCTACAAACTATGGGCGGAACTCCAGTTGTTGTTGGTAGTGGTTATAGCGGAAATGGGCCCAGAATTGCTTTAGCAACTGCCGCAATTTCTACTAACACAACTCTTACTCTTAACACTGCTTCTCCGCACTATCTAGTGACTGGAGATACTGTGGCATTTTCCGCAGTTGGAGCAAACATTGACCAAAGTTCTACATCTGCTACTGTAACTAAAGTAGACGCTGACACAGTTACTATCACTATTGCTAGTGCAACTAACGCTACTTCAGAAGCAGTTACTGGATATATTCAACAGTTGGGAACGGCTTCTGAAAAGTGGATTTACGCAACTGGCAATGTCAGGGTCTACCTTGGCGATGTAGATGTAGTAAATGACAACCTAGGTCAAGGTTATGACATTGCAGGAAATAAAAATGACATCAGACTAAAGGCAATTCGCCCCGCTGCGGTTTACTTTGGTACATCCATCCACCTCGCTGTCAGGGTTGACCTGACAGTCTAAAAAAAGGAGAAAGCCAAATGGCTACTCAAGAATATGCTGCTAGCATTCAAGGTGTCTCTATCCGTGTCACGCGCCTTGACGCTGCTGGCAACTTGCTAAATGGCGCAGGTGATTCATACACCACTTCTGCTTTTATGCGAGTCTCATTTACCCCTGAATATGAAGAGGGAGATGAAATAACTGAAAAGTCAGCAAACGGCACGGTTTGTGTAACTTACAAAGCACCTGACACCCTAAAGCGTATCACTATGGAACTTGCAATCTGTGAGCCTGACGCTGAACTTTCGCAACTTCTTTCAGGCGGTCTACTTCTTCGTAAGAATGTAGATGGCGTTGTAAAGAGCGTTGGTTGGGCAGCCCCTGGCGTTGGTGACGACCCAGCGGGTAACGGTGTTGCAATTGAGGCTTGGTCTCACGCAGTAAAGGATGGAAAGCGTGCTTCGGTACTTCCTTACTTCCACTGGGTGTTCCCTTACGCCAAGTTGCGTCAGTCAGGTGACCGTGTAATTGAAAACGGTATGCTTGCTTCAACTTTTGAAGGTTATGGTTTGGGAAACAGAAACTTTGGTGCTGGAGCAGACGGCCGCTGGGAGTTCCCAGTAGCGGCAGAACGCCCTTATTCATATGCTCGTGCTTCATGGGCACCAGTCGGACTACAAGGCTTCTATACTTGGACCGACAAGGCTAGCGAAGCAGTCTTCTTTACTGCTGGTGGAAACATTCAAGGTCAGACTACTCCTTACATTACACAACTTAACGCTACTTCAACCACAGCAACAGTTATCTTTAGCGGTAGCCACAATCTTGAGACAAACGACAAGATTCGTGTTTCTAATGCTGGTGAACCGTTCAACACGGTCACGGCTGGCGCTGCTATTACAAATGTTAACTCCACTGCTATTACATACACTATTGCTAGTGCTTACACAGGTACCGCAACACTCGACAAGTACAGCAGAGTTGCTTTGGTTGACAGCGTTACAGAGCCGGGTAGCAACAACTACACTGCTGTTACAACAACCGATATTGACACTAAGTATGCTAATGGTTCAGGTGAAGACACTTACAATGTGCCTGGCAACCTTAACTATGTCGCAGACGACAATGTCGACTTTATCATCAAGTCTAACGAAGACTAAGGAGAACAGTTTTAAATGGCAACTCAGGAATACGCAGCCAGCATTCAAGGTGTGTCTATTCGCGTAACGCGTTTAGACGCTGCTGGCAACTTATTAAATGGCCCTGGCGATTCTTACACAACTTCTGCGTTTATGCGTGTGTCTTTCACACCAGAATATGAAGAAGGCGACGAGATTACCGAAAAAAGTGCCAATGGAACTGTTTGCGTTACTTACAAGGCTCCAGACACGCTAAAAAGAATTACTATGGAGTTGGCTATTTGTGAACCAGATGCTGAACTTTCACAGTTGCTTTCTGGCGGTCTGTTGCTTCGTAAGACCGTTGATGGTGTAGTCAAATCTGTTGGTTGGGCTGCTCCAGGTGTAGGCGATGACCCTGCTGGAAACGGTGTGGCAATTGAAGCGTGGTCACACGCCGTCAAAGACGGAAAGCGTGCTAGCGTTTTGCCTTACTTCCATTGGGTATTTCCTTACGCAAAACTTCGTCAAAGTGGTGACAGAGTTATTGAAAACGGTATGTTGGCTACCACATTTGAGGGATACGGTCTAGGAAATAAGAACTTTGGTTCTGGTTCTGAT